AATTGTCCCAAATAACAACGACTATATGTAGGGTGTAGAGCTGAACCTACGCTTGTTTCATCTAAACAAATAATTTTATTTAACGGATATTTTTTTATTTTTTGATAAAAAGAATTCAATTCAGTTTGCTTATCAATAGGTTTCTTATATCTTTCATTTGGAAAATGTTGATGTCTTGTTCTTTTTCGTGTTTGATTATTATCTCTAATAATATGTCCTAAATGTTGAGGTGTAATATCAAATGTAGGATAGGTTTGCTTCATATCAAAAGCTAATTCATTCATAGTAAGTTGTTCGTTTTTCTTCAATAATTCCAACGCAGTTTTTACTTGAGGTTTAGTAATTTTATAAGAGATAGATTTTCGGTTTTTTCTTGTAATATTTTTAGAAGTTTCATACCTTTTAATCCATCTTTGTAAAGTAGATTTTTTACAATCAAAAATTTTACATGTTTTTCTAATATTGTCTTTATTCTTCAAATAATATTTAACCGCCGATATTTTATAATCTTCGCTTTTATGCGTCATTCATATAATAAAAAAAGATTTTTTTTATTATATTGTCCCATTTTAAATCTTCAAGGGTGTAAATGGTAATTATCATTCTAAATTGATTGAAAAAGTAAAAAATGAATTTAGTGAATTTGAACATCAAATGTTTGTTTCTAATTTTTATTGTTATTTGAATAATGACTTTAATAATGATTTTGTAATTAATATGGACAATATATGGTCTTGGTTAGGGTTTGGACAAAAAGCGAATGCTAAACGTTTATTAGAAAATCATTTTACAGTAGATGAACATTATAAAATCATTTTAGAAGAAACAATATCAACAAAAAAAGAGCATGTTAGAGGTGGGCATAATAAAGAAAGTATTATGTTAAATGTGAATACTTTTAAAAAGTTATGTCTTAAAGCAGGAACCAAAAAAGCAGATCAAATACATAATTATTTTATAAAAATAGAAACATTATTACAAGATATTATGTCTGAAGAAAGTAATGAATTACGATTACAATTAGAACAACAAAAAACAGAAATACAAAAAATAGAAGAAACACAAAAACAAGAATACAATACCAAGTTAGAAAAAGAAAGATTTTTAGAAAGAGAGAAAATATTATTGAGAGAATATGCAAGTATTGGATCTATTTTTTATGTCATCAAAGTAAAATCCTATGAAAATGGAAGTTATGTCATCAAAATAGGAGAGAGTCGTAGAGGAATTGCAGGAAGATATCAAGAACATAAAAAGAATTACGATGAATGTCTTTTATTAGATTGTTTCTCAGTAAATAAAAGTAAGGATTTCGAAACCTTTATTAAAGAACATGAATTAGTAAGAGGAAGTAGAGTAAGAGATATGAAAGGTCATGAAAAAGAATTGGAATTATTTTTTATTGGAAAGAATCTCTCGTATCATACCTTATTACAAATTATTAACGGAAATCTCAAATTCTTCAATGATACCAACAATGCTAAATTAGAATTAGAAAATGAACAATTGAAATTAATGTTGGAAATGCAAAACACAAATAATGAAATTCCAATGATGCAAGAAATACTTCAAACAATGAAACAAATGTCAAGTAAAATAGATCATTTAGAAGCAATGAACAAAGAAATCCTAGAAAAACTCCAACGTTCCCAAGTAAAAACTACTACCGGATTTCAAACCCCTTTAGTCACTATAGGTCCACGTTTACAAAAAATCCATCCAGAAACTCTCACACTCCTAAAAATATACGAAACCGTTACAGAAGCAATGAAAGAAGATCAAAATATTAAACGACCAAGTATTAACAAAGCCATTGTAGAAAACACCGTATATGCCGGATACAGATGGCAATTAGTAGATAGAGAATTAGATCCAACTGTCATTTATAATATTTCTCCCACCAAAAAAACAAGAGAACAAAATCTAGGATATATTGCCAAAATCAATAAAGAAAAAACAGAAATAATAAATGTTTACATAGATAGAAAAACTGCCGCACTTCAAAATGGATATGAATCAAGTTCTGCACTCGATAATCCAGTAAAAAATGGCACTTTAGCTAAGAATAATTATTATTATCAATTATACGAAAAGTGCGACGAAAACTTAGTTCAAGCATTCGAAGAAAAACATGGAAAACCATTATTATATGTAAATGGTATAGGACAATATGATGAACAACAAACCCTAACGAGAGAATTCGCATGTAAATATGATTGTATACGATCTCTCCAAATGAGCGATAAAACATTAGCGAAAACCCTCGATAAAAATATCGCATATCAGGGATATTTTTATAAAACACTCGGTAAAAAAATCAAAATGTTATAAAAACACTGTAGTAGCAATGGTTAACCAATGAATATTCTTAGGCAAAGAAATCGAAAATCCAGACGATAATAAAGATAAACCACATAGATAAATAACAAACAAAAATAATGATTTTCGACTATTGTTTACTGCTGGTTTCGTATAAAAAGTTTTGTTTGGAATCAATAGATAATCATATACCATTGGACTGAAAATAAGAGGTAACATCATGCCAATACCTCTACCAAATAAATAAGACAGAGAGAGTGTATTCGAGATAATATTGAAAAATAATAAAAATCCGGAAAATAACCATGTTTTTTTCAAACCATATAAAACAGGAATAGTATATATTCGATTCTCTCGATCTCCTTCTATATCTCTCATATCCAATAAAACTTCACTATACCAAGACCCAAAAAAAACGACAGACAATGCAACTGATAATATTGAAAACCCAGGATTTACTACCATTAACCCTTTACTCGCAGATAATCCAGATACAAAAATGGAAAATGCAATCATTCCCGCACAAAAAATATTTTTAATAAATGGGATTTTTTTATAAATTGGAGTATACAATAAAATATTTATAATTGCCAAATGAAAAATGGTCTGTAAATTCTCCGGTAAAAAACGAGTATTTAGACATTCTACTATAAATAAGAATCCAAATAAATATCCAGTTGCTGCATTTTTAGAAATACATCCATTTACTAATGGACGATCTGGGTGATCTATCTTATCTAAATTCATATCAAAAATATCATTTACAATCATACTACTTGACATAATAAATAAAATATTAACAGTTGAAACCATAAATTTAGGATTTTGTAGTAATCCGACAATAGAAGGATTCATCATAAAACCACCTGTAAGACATAAAAGACTGGTTGGTAAAATACTCTCTGAACGAATCAGTTTTTGTAAATTCACCACGTCTGTAGACATATACGGTCGAATTAAACTCGGTTTAGGTGTCATTTGAAATGAACATACAAAAGGTAATAATGTAAATATAAAATTAAATCTCATTATTCTCTTTATAATGAAAATCAGTTTGAGTTTATTTTGAAAAACAATTATCTAATATAATTTCTTTTTCTAGAAAGATATAATAATTTACTAAAAAGTATATAAACCACATATGATAAATTTTAAAAACCGAAATAAAAAAGATGATTTCTCAACAAGATTGGCTTTTAAGAGAATTATTGGATTTTTATAAGAATCGTGATTATTTAGAAATAGTGAAAAAGATCGTGAATCGTGAATTTATTATTGGAAAATCGAAAAAAGTATCTATTCGTATTGTGAATTGGTTTGTAACAAATTATGCGAAACAATATTTTACAGTATATGAAAGTGCAGAAAAAGAACGATTTTTTGTTTGGACCAGATTTCGTTCCGCAGAAGATGGATATTCGAAAGAAATGTTTGATCCATATTCCAGAAAAGATCGCATTATTATACCATATGATGAAACCACGAAATTAATCACCACTATTGGACAATTGAATTTTTTCAAATGGGCTATTTTGAATAAAGTCATTGATTATATTATTGAACATTATGATGATATTACGAATGATATGACAAATCGATTAACGGTTAAAAATAAACCAACCGAAGAACTACCAAATGTGAATATTGCTGTTTCTGGAAAAACAAGAAAAAAGAGAGAAGAATTATCTGTTTCTGCATGTCGTAGTATTCGAAAAGAATTTGTTCCAATTAAAATTACATTTTAATGGTTAAACCATATTAGGATATTATACTAATATGGTTAAAATAAATATGCAAATAACAAAATGTATGTATGCAATTATCAAATTACCAGTTAACGTATATGAAAATGGTGAATTTAAAATGTTGTATGATCAAATGCAAATTGAAATGAATGATTCTGAACAAGAACCAGAAACAAAAATAGATTTAGATAGTGAAAAAATAGAAGAAATAAAAGAAGAAATTCAAGAAATTATGGAGGAAGAAGAAGAACCAGAAGTAAGAATATACAAAACCGATTTAAACAAACAAAAAAAGAAACGATGGAATACTACCTTTAGAAAAAAAATAGGTGGAAATCAATTAACGAGAAGAGTGTATGAAACGATAGAATCCGTTTCTAATTCAAATAATTTGCCCGTTGTTTCGTATTTACATACACTGGATTCGGAACAATCATAGGTATTCTATCAATAATATTCAAACTAGGGTATTTATGAATATCAGGAACAACTAAAGGTAAAGGTTGAACTAAATTCGTAGATCCGATTCCAAATAAGGTAGATTCAATATCGGTATAATTACTTGCTAAATCCATCGAAGCGACTTTTCCTTGTAATAATCCATTTCCAGGAAAGACGGGTTGATTCGATGTTCGTTTGGTTAAATCCATGATATTCAAATGACGATCAATATATGCTTTTTGTTCTATTCGGTAATCCCCTGGTGTATTTTTGTTTCTAGTAGATGCCATGCTTTTTGTATAGAATATAGATATTTTATTTTATTTACAAAACATAGCTCGTAGTTGTTGACATTCAGATGAAATCGATTTATCTGTAAAAAAATGCCATAAACATGTATAATATATAGCAAAATAATCATAAGAACATAATACCGCTTGACCAATTGTAACATCAGTTGAAAACATAGTTGCTGCAGCTAAAAGATAAACTTCTTCCCAATATGAATCTTCTACTGTATTTTTAAAAATAAAATCTAATCCATGTTGCATAGGTAATGGATCAAATTCCATTTCGTCTTTTGATTCTTCGTCTAAATTACTATTAAAATCTGTTTCTTTTAAATCTGCATAATAAGATTTCGTATCTTTTGTAAATCCAAAAACACGACGTATACATGCACGATATTCAGCATTATTACTATATTTTATTGTTGAAGGTTGGTGTTGAAATAAATTCATTTATCTAAATGTTAAAATGGATTTATATGTTTATTTTTAATGGTGTTTTCTGTTGCGTCTAGATTTATGGTGTTTTTTAGGATGTTTTTTATGGTGTTTTGTGTGACGTCCGCCCAATGTATGCTTATTTCCTCCACATTTTTTAGGATGTTTTCTGGAATATTTTCTTTTTCTGCCACCTGTGGTTTCGTTACTCATAGATGGTTTTGTTCCATTTAGCATTTCTTTAAGCTGACTTAATTGGGAATTTGAAGCAACTGGATCAGACATATTATATATTTACTATATAAAAAAAAATAAAACATTTTTTTAATTGGTATATTTATCTCCAGAAGTTCTGGTATCTGCTCCTCCCCGATTCCAACCGCCTAAAGCAACTTCTTCCACCGCATTTATTTGTTCAGGTAAAGGATAAATTGTTTTAGTTGCATAATTTTGTTCCATAATCGTAGTGACACTCTTTTTACCACGAACGAATTCCCCTTGTAATAAATGGGATTCTAATGTAGGATCACAAGAACCTCTTCCTAAATATGGTATTGTCAAATATGGACGAGCAAATAATTGGAGTTTTTCTAAAGGTCTTTCTTGTTCTACAGAATATAATAATTTAGATTCACCATCTATTAAAGCTCCTCCAACACCAGGACCAATAACACCAGTATAATCCATTCCAGGATATTTAGAAACAAAATCGATATGTTCACTAGAAACTTTATCCCTAAAGTAATTCGTTAAAACTAAATTCGAAAAATGCGTATTTTGTAATGTTCTTTGCGCCATATCTGTATTGTCATCACTAATATTTCCTAATCTGTTAAAAATAAAATCGCTTTGCATATAGAATACTATTATATTAGAAATATATTTTTTTATTTAAATATTCGTGTAACGACTCAAATTACGAGCACAAGCGAATGGATTTCCTTCTTTACATGAAATCATACTTCCGTAACAGAATTCAGCAAATGCTTGTTGGTCATTTGGAATGGTAGAAGATGCAGTAGAATAAAAAGGACGCAAAGATTGTTCAAACACATATTGTTCTCCTAAATCACGAAATAACTTATCTGCGATATCTGGTTGTCCAGGATTTAATTCTGCTACAGTTTGTTTAGCAATTTCTAAAATTTGATCATTTGCATAGCATGGGGGTGCTGGTTTCTTGTCTACATTATATTCATAATCTGGAATCAATACATTCGAAAAAGGGTTAGAAGATGAAGGTTCATCAAATGTATCTAAAAAAGAAGGAGGGTTGGGTTTTAGTTTTAATAATTCGGTTGTAGCATTTTTAAAAGTTTCTTTTTTTTTCGGTTTATTATTTTTTTCTTGTATTTGAAATAAAATATAAATAGCTGCTAAAGTAATGGTTCCAATAATAATTAAACGAAAATTCGGTGTAAATAAAAAACCAACAATTGTCACTAAAATTACTAAACGACTAATCGCATTTAAATTTTGATTGTATGCCATAGAATCTACCGGAAAAAATTCAAAGGATTGAAATAAAACATTTGGATCTTGTCCCCAAAAAGGAATGATAGGAGGTTGAGGATTATTTACTAAAGAAGGTAAAGGTTTTGAATTTGGTTTTGCTATTACAATATCACTATTATCACTGAAAGAAATATCTGTATCTGGTGAAAATACATTAGAGGCTGACATTTACCTTTTATAATAAGAAGATATATATGTAATAGAAAGAACTAAATATATAATATAAAAAACAACATAAAAGAAAATAAGACGTTATAGTAGGCTTCGGTAGCTCAGTAGGTAGAGCATACGGCTGTTAACCGTGAGGTCGCAGGTTCAAGCCCTGTTCGAAGCGACAAAGGTTCGAAGCGACAAAGGTTCGAAGCGATAAAGGTTCGTTACAAGATTTTATTTTTTGTTGTAAAAAAATTAAATTAAGAAGATAGTTTCGTTTTCACACATTTTTTATCCATAGTAAACGATTCACATTTCGTTTTTTCAGGAACAATTTTCAAAATACATTTCGATTTTTCACCAACTAATGGTTCCGTGCATCCTTTTTCTTTTTTAATAGTTCTGCGTTTTTTTAAAAGTTCACGTTTTGTTTTGGTGCATCTAGACCGAAAATGTTCATATCTTTCACGAACTTGATCATACGTTAATCCCGATTTTTTCCCCAACATATCATTTACCAATTCATGTAAATCGTATACATATTTTGAAAACGTTTCTCTATTACGCATACAAGACATATGTAAAGGTAATTTCTTATAATTTTCTTTTAAATTATTACGACATTTTCCACAAGGTAAAACGTGTTTCAAATTTAGCATATAATTACGATATGCTTTTTTTTGCATTTCGGTAGGATGGGTAGGATAATTAAAACTCATGGTATGTAAAAAATGCCATTGACTAGCCCCCCATACTGTAGTTAACATTCCATCATTACTTTCAAAATCTTTTTTTGTATACATAGTTATAATAGAATTTTATAAAAAAAAATGGAAAATTTTTTATGATGTGAATCCGTAAAAGTATTGGCTAAAATAGAAATAAATAGAAAATATAAATTATATTAAAAATGGTTAGTAATCCTTGTAAAGGATTTATTCGATATTTAGACAAATATCAAAAGAAAAAAGAATTTAGCTATTATGATGCTGTTATTTTACAGCAGAGTATTCAACTATATTATGTCAATAATTACGAGACAACGTATGAAACATGGCAAAAAGAAAATGAAGTTCAATTAATCATTGAAAATAAAGAATTCAAACATATATCTATGCCTATAGAGAATTTACAAGATATATTACACATACTATCGAAACATCCATATGACAGTAAATATGAATATAATATTGATTTAAAATCACTACATAATGTGAAAACAGAATTAGATGAATTGAATAATATGATTGGTATGGAAACTGTAAAAAGTGCGATTGTGCAACAAATGATATATTTTATTCAAGAATTACATATTTCAAAAGATCCTTTAAAAAATGATTATAAACATACGATATTAATGGGTCCACCTGGAACTGGAAAAACGGAAATTGCCAAAATAATTGGAAATATGTATGCTAAATTAGGAATATTAAAAAAGAATATTTTTAAAAAAGTGACCAGATCTGATCTAGTTGCTGGATATTTAGGACAAACTGCGATTAAAACCAAAAAAGTCATTGATGAATGTTTAGGAGGAGTATTATTTATTGATGAGGCATATGCATTAGGAGATGATTCCTTTTCCAAAGAATGTATAGATACTTTATGTGAAGCATTAAGTGATCATAAGAATGATTTAATGGTGATTGTTGCAGGATATGAACGCGAATTAAATGACACTTTTTTCAGAATAAATTCCGGTATGCATTCTAGATTTATATGGCGATTTAAAATTGATTCTTATACACCAAAAGAATTAATGTTTATATTTGAAAAACAAATATTGGATAATGAATGGGAAAAAAAAGAAGATTATGTATTAAATGAAACTTGGTTTCAAAAGAAAAAAGATTCATTTTTACATTATGGTAGAGATATGGAAATTTTGTTTTCATATGTAAAAATTGCACATGCTCAACGTATTTTTGGAAAAGATAAATTAGAAAAGAAAAAAATAACAGAAGAAGATTTAGAGAATGGATATAAAATATTTACTCAAAATAAAAATGTGAAAATAGAATCCAATGTTTCTCTCTATTCGATGTATGTGTAAAAAAATAAATATATACATTCTTGTAAAGAATATATATATATGAGTGAAAGAAAAACAATTAGTATTAATCCAGAATTATTCAAAATAAATGGTGGCGGAAATACCACTAGAAAACAAAAATCGAAAATCGAAAGACCGAATAAAATACAAATTAAAGAAAAAAAACCGAAAAAAATATCTACCATCAAAAGGAATATTTTAAAAATGATTCGAAATCAACAAATCGAGAAAAAGAAAAATAAACCGATATTAGACGAAAAACATAATCTCGAAGAAGATGTAAAAAAAGATTTTCAAACCGATTTCAATGAAACGTTAGAATATTTATCAAATTTAACCAAAGATACAGAAGAAAAACAGAAAAATCAAACGATTCGAACTTATCCAGAAATAAATCGGATTCCAACAAGAGAAGATACTTTTGAAATACCTACTATTCACAATATATCGGAACCGATCCTTCATTTAAATGGCGCTCCAAATGCAGTTGTATTACCTCCTCCAAAATTTGGATGTTTAAAAAATGGAACATTACCTACATATCGTAATTGGATGAATCAAACGAGAAAAGCACAATCTCTCCCTGTTCCTACCATTACCCAACAAAAATATGAAAATATATTAGAAAATAAAATTCGTGATTTAAGTAGAATACAACAACAACAAAAAATAAATGGTGAAATTCTAAAACCTCAACCAAAAAAACATTACAATATTCCGAAACAAAAACGAATATTAAGGAGAACATTTTATGTAGGAAGATCAAGAGTATATCCAAAAGTATCGGTATTAGTTGCAAATAAAACAATCCGTGCAAATACACAATTACGAACCCAACATTTAAAACAAATTCCGATGATAGAAGTAAAAAATTATTTATTGAAAAATGGATTTATAAAAATAGGAACGAATGCTCCAAATGACGTTTTGAGAGAAATGTATGAAAATACGCAAATGATTTGTGGAGAAATCAAAAATCATAATCCAGAGAATTTATTATATAATTATTTTAACGATAAATCGAATATATGAACTCATTTAGAAATAAGAATAGATATACTATTATTCCGTGATATATTATGTCTTTACCTATTTTTCTTTCTGTTCCTTCTGAAAATGATGGTGAATATCGTTTATTTTCAGAAGTTGCTCCTCAAGACCCAAGGATTCATATAATATCAGATGAAGAATTAGTAAAAATAAAACGAAAACATTTATTTATGCGTCTTTCAAAAATAATTGAAACCTTCATAGAAAAAAATAATGAAGACTCTTATCATTTAACGAAATATACTATATTTCAAATAGACGAAGTTCAAGCAGAAATATATATTTATTGTGATTATCATGATACGCCATATTCTTATTATTACAAGATTATTGCAAAAAATATAGAATATGAGACAACGGATATGATTGAAAAAGATTTTATACTATATGAAAGTAAATGTTTTACAACCGTTTATTTACTTTTAGATCATATAAAAAAAGTAGAAGAAACCTATAAATTTATTGATTATTATTTACTGTCTCCTGAGAAAATAGAAGAAGCAAAAACACAACGTATTTTTTTCCCACTTTTATCCGATAAAGTATGTAGTGTATGTTATGAACCAACAAAAGAATATACTACATGTAAACATCCTATATGTTTGAAATGTAGAGAGAAATGTATAGTAAAAGAAAATAATCGATGTCCGATTTGTAGGGGATCCGATTTAAGTATATATCCAAATATATAAAAAGTATAAAATTATAATATTATATATTTATAAAATGAATATTATTATATTAACAACCACGGTAAATGTTCATAATAAAAGATTTTTGAGAGAAATTGATCCTTCGGATAGAATACAGTCATATACCAAATCAGTTTCACAATGGTTAATAAAAACCAATTTAAAAATAGTGGTGGTAGAAAATTCAGGTTATAGCTTTCCAGAATGGGATGAATATAAAGAAATATATAAAGATCGATTCGAAATAATATCTTTTCGAGAGAGTGAATTAGAACAAGCTAGATATTTAGAAAATGATGTGAGTAAGGGTGCGAGTGAAATATTTGCAATTGAATATGCCTATTTAAATTCAAAATGGATCTCTCATTCTGATTTTGTGATTAAGATTACTGGGCGTTTTTTTATTCCAGGATTAGAATCTTTTTTGGAAAATCTAAATATTGATAAATATGATGTATTCTCTCAAAATGATATAAATGAATGTCAAATGGTAGGTGTAAAATATTCACATTTTTATAATGTCTTTTTTCCAAAATTAATAAATAAAAATGGACAGTATGATCCACATGTAGAAAACATTTATAAAGAGAGAATAAATGATTTTTCGATAGAAAGAATATTAAGATGTCCTCGTTTTGACATTGAACTTACATTAGGTGGAGGTGGACCCAAAAAGTATTATTATATTTAATGGATTTCATCTAGATTTTCTGGATTTATTTTTACCACCTCCATATGTGCGAGTTCTTCTCGTAGAATTATTCATAGGTTTTTTTCTAGGTAATGAGAATGATCTTTTTTCAGATAAAAGGGTTGTAAATATATTCTTTATTAAATCCGGATATTGATCCATATGTAAACGATTCGAATGATATCTTTTCATGAATAGTTTAGGATGTTTTGACAATGTTTTCTGGCATTTTTGTTCTAAGGTTTCAATTTTACTCAAGTTTTCAAATAATGAATCAATTTGTTTTTGATATTGTTTTATGTTGGTTTCATTTTCATGTATATAGTTTACGATTTCACTTAATTTAAATGTGTCTACATCATTTATTGCAGATACATAAGTATTATTGTATTTTAAATTAATTATAAAAATACTATTATTATTCATAAATATCTTTTCAGATATATTTTCCACACCAATGTTATATAATTCTCTCGTTTTATTAAATAAAACTTTATTAAAAACCGATTTAAAGGATTGTTCATTCAAAACTTTGATTTTCTCCAAGAAAACTTCTATAATTTTATTCAAAACTAGAAAAGGAATTTTTTCCCATTCATTTTTCAAATTGTTCAACTGAGATAAATAATCGGATTGTTCATATTCATATGCATGTTCTTGTAAATGAATTAATATTTCGTTCATATGATTACAACAAAACCATAATAATGTAAAATAATTTAAAAAATAAATGATATTTTTAATCGTTCCTACACTATTAGTTTTGTAATCTGGATACCAATTCTTTGTATCTTTTAAAATTACCATACTTTTTTGGATACCTAGTAAACATTCGTTCAACATATGTATTCTTTTCTGTAAAGGATTGGTAGAATAATACATATCTGGATAATCGTAAGATTCTAAAACATCTTTTAAAGGTGAAATTCGGGATCGAGATATGGATTTTAAGGTCATAGTCATATATATTATATAGTATATTTTGAAAAGTTGTATTTCTAAATATATGTAAATATAAAAAGTATATAAGTATAATCATAATTAAATAGTTTTCTCTCCAAAATATGAAAGAAGAAGAAGATTTATCTTTATCGATTACCAAAGAATATTTTTATTATACAAATCTTCATAAAAAAACATATGGTGAAAAATTAGTGGTTTTCATGCAAGTAGGGTCTTTTTACGAAGTATATGGTTTAAAATATCCAGGAAAAGATGAAATAACCGGTAGTTGTATTACCGAAATTGGAGATATAACCGGATTAGCTGTGGCATCGAAAAAATATCAATGTGATGGAGCAACAGTATATATGGCCGGATTCAGAGATTATTCTCTCGAAAAATACTTGCCAATATTATTAAATGAAGGATATATTATTGCAGAATATATTCAAGAACCAGAAGAAGACGAATCTTCGTCAGAAAAAGGAAAGAAAAAACAAAAGAAAAAAACACGAATTTTAAAAGATATTCATTCCATAGGAACTTATGTTTCTTATGATATGGAACAAAGTTGTGTATTATCGAATCATATTATGTGCGTTTGGATCGAAACATTTCAAAAGAAAAGAATGTTTGGAATTGCATTAGTAGATAGTTATACTGGCGAATCCGTCATTTTCGAAAATGACAGTGAAATAAAAATACAAGCAACTACTTTAGACGAATTAGAAAGTAATATTGCCATTTATCGTCCAAGTGAAATTATATGGATATCGGATTTAGAATGTAAAGAGAATGAGAAGGTGATACGTTCTCTCCAAATATCTTCAAAAACCACCATACATTATCCTTCTATGACAGATGAGAAAGTAAAAAATGCGGCAAAACAAAAATACATCGATTATATGCTAAATTCCATCTTTGGAATTGAAACATTTCAAATATGTGCGGAATTTGGTTATTATATATATGCAACACAATCATTTTGTTATTTACTAAATTTTATACAAGAACACAATGCTAATTTACTGAAAAAAATAAAAATGCCCGAATTTAAAAATGCGACGAAAAAAATGATATTAGCGAATCATACGTTAAAACAATTAAATATCATTTCGGATGCTAAAGAGAATTTAGCTTCCGTTCTCTCGTTTTTAAATAAATGTAATACTGCGATTGGAAAAAGAAAATTACAGGAACGTTTAACGAATCCAGTATTTGACGAAGAATGGTTACAGAGAGAATATGAAATAACAGAATATTTTCTAATGGTAGAGCCTGAAATGATAGATCCATTAAGAAAACAATTAGCTAAAATTCGTGATATAGAAAAAATCGCATTATTAATCACGAATCGCAAAGTATATCCATCAACGATATATACCTTATATAAATCTATTGAAGCTACAGAACAATTAAATCAATGTATACAAGAATTTCCGAGAGAAATTCTCTCGTATTTTTATGAAAATCAACATCAAAACCATTTAGATTTTACGGGAATTCTAAAGTATTTAGACAAAATATTTGATTGGAAAGAATGTCAAGATATGAATCATTTTCAAACCAATATTTTTCAAAAAGGTATTTCGAGAGAATTGGACGAAATAATGGAAAAACAGGTTTTATCCATGACAAAATTAGACGAAATCCGAAACTATTTTAATTCTCTCTTTCAAAAAGATGGAAAAAAGAATCAAAAAGAAGATGACGTTGAATATATAAAAATCAATGAAACGGATAAAAATGGATATGCATTGTATTTAACAAAAACAAGAGCAGATCTTTTACAGACAATTTTAAAAAAAGAAAAAGGTAAAGATTCAAAATCCATCATTTCTCTCGAACATGTTCAATTTTCTCTCCATGATATTTCTATTAAATCAGCAAATAAATCAAATTCTGAAATCATTATTCCGATATTAGATGATATTTGTAAAGAAATATTTCATTGGAAACAAAAAATACAAAAAATAAGAACGGATGTTTTTTTTGAAATTATGGAGGAAATGGAGAGAATATATATTAAACCTTTGGAAGAAATCGCTAAATTCATAGGAAAAATCGATGTGATTATATGTAAAGCATATTTAGCAAAATCATATTCTTATTGTCGTCCAGAAATATGTGGAGAAAAATCATTTGTGAATGCTATTGCTCTTAGACATGTATTGATTGAACAATTATTACAAAACGAAATCTATGTTCCAAACGACATTTCTCTCGGAATGGGTGAAGTAGATGGTATTTTATTATATGGAACGAATGCAGTTGGAAAAACGAGTTTTATACGTGCTTTAGGAATAGCAATAATAATGGCACAAGCAGGAATGTATGTTCCATGTTCTAAATTTCAATATAAACCATATCGTGCCATGTATTCTCGTATTCTAAGTAATGATAATTTATTCAAAGGTCTCTCTACATTTGCAGTAGAAATGTCGGAATTAAGAGTGATTTTAAAACAAGCAGATGAAAACAGTTTTATTTTGGGAGACGAATTATGTTCTGGAACAGAAATGGAATCGGCATTAAGTATTTTCATGGCAGCATTAGAACATTTACATCAAAAAAAGGCATCTTTTATTTTCGCAACTCATTTTCATGAAATTGCAGATTATGAAGAAATACATTCTCTCGATAAAATCAGATTAAAACATTTAGAAGTATGGTTTGATAGAGAGAAAGATTGTTTAGTATATGATCGAAAAATAAAAGATGGTTCAGGAGAGAGAAATTACGGATTAGAAGTATGTAAATCTCTCTATTTACCGGAACCTTTTATTGAGAGAGCATACGAATTACGACGAAAATATAATGCTGAAAACGATGGAAGTTTAACACATATATCATCGCATTTTAATACTAAAAAAATAAGGGGATTTTGTGAAAAATGTCATGTTCGATTAGGAGAAGAAATCCATCATTTGCAAGAACAGCAAATGGCGGATAAAGCGGGATATATAGAAGGATTTTTTCATAAAAATCATCCTGGAAATTTAATGACAGTTTGTAAAACGTGTCATGATAGTTTTCATACAAATACTGGTGCAATCTCTCCATTAACAACAGAAAGTCCACCTATTCGACGTAAAAAAACAACCAAAGGTTATACTTTAACCAAAGGTTATACTTTAACCAAAGGTTATACTTTAACCTTAACCAAATGATTTAAGTAAGACTAGATGGTATACTGGCTGCATTATTCGTATATAACATAGCAATAAAAATAAACATTAGTATAATTGGGAATAATAATAAAATCCATGAGAATATTGGAGCACCTGCTTTACATATTAGATTCAAAATAATGGTCCATAAGAAAATATAGATGAGTTTCACTAAAAAAATAACACCAATATTAGTTACTTCACACGAATAATTACCCATACAATAGGTGGTTGAATTGTATTGATTTTGTATCAAGATAATAAATAAGGCAATTAAAGAAATGACTAAATAAATAAGAGCTGGGGTGCATAAATTACGTAATCCTATCATTATACTTTTTCCAAATATATATTATTCAAATATAATATATAATATATTATTGTTCAAAGGATTATACCATATATGGATTGTATTTACTATATCCAGTGTGATGTGTAGTAGAAGGTGTAGTAAATATAGATTCGTTCCACTCTGGCGTTTGACTAGTAGGTGCGCCAAACCAACTACCATAATGATTATGTCCTAAGGAAGAACTCATTGCAATTTGTGGTAAATGAATTCCACCAGACTGTTTTCTGTTCTTCTTTGTCTTTTTTGATTTCTTGGATTTTCTAGTTTTCTTGGATTGTTTGGATCGTCTTTTTTTACGACCACCTAATTTTATAGTATTCCCACCGGTTTCATTTAAATTATTGTTAATAGGAACACCTTCTATTCGAACGGATGTCTGTTGCATCGTAGGATCATTATTATAACTATTTAGTGGTAGAAGAGATGAAAGGTTAGAAGACGCTGGATTCGAAAATCCACCTCCAGAAGAACAGCTTACACAACCACCAGTTTGAGAAGGAAACATTGGATTTCCACTACCACATCCACAACTTCCACCTTTTTTTTGTTTTTTCGTGTGGCATTTACGTTTCATTCTTGTATTATATATTTATAAAATATAAAAAAAAATATTTTTTATTTTTTAGTCATATTTATATTTAATTATATTATTCATTATCTACATGTGTCAACATATGTCTACGACAACAAACATTGGTTAATCTTAATCTATCTAATACCTGTCCTTCTGGTGTTTTTTCAATTGGTTTAGAAGCCATATCTTTGGTATAATAAATCACTGAATTTGTATCTAAACCCAATTCTTCTTTTAATTTCTTCACTTCTTCTAAATAATATTGATATTTATCTGCCAAGACAGTTCCACACGAAACGCATTTAATTGGAATAATCATGATTATACGAGGTTATGATATATATTTTCATATTATTTCTGAAAATAAATTGTTCAATTTTTTATAAAAAGAAATGTCATTATATAATAAACTGGTTTTATGAAACAAAAAATATTATATATTTGTATTTTTATATTTATAGTTTTAATAGTATATTTTAGTTATAATAATACATTCGAACTGTTTATTGCAAATAGATCTGAAATCCAGAAACAAGGATGGAATATTAATGGAAATGATATGAATGGTAATCTAATTTGTAGAAACAATGTATGTCAGTTTGTATGTGATACTGGATATAAAGAAAGTAATGGAATTTGTTGTGAAAACGGAAAGTATAATTCAGAAGGTGTTTGTTGTGATTATGGTTTAGTCAAAGATGGTAATGGTAATTGTGTAGTTGCACAATCCGTTTATAATAGATATAGTCTGAATCCAAATACGAAATATTATCAAGATATTAGTAAAACGATGGATAGTCAATATCATAAAACCGAAGATCAATTATTATTAGAAGCAGAACCAACAGATGTTCAATTTGGTAATACATTCGTTTACGATGAAAAGGGAAAAAAGATTTCATATCCTTTTTCTAGTGTGCAAGGATCTATTACATATTATACTCCCGGATCATATCCTTTAGGAACTGCGAATTATGTTCCAAATTACGAAGATTCCATTTATTTGAGTAAACTTACTGGATTAAGCACTACTACACCAGTATATAATAAAGCAAAAATGGATGCGGGGTTTTGCAGTTATTTTGATAATCAACCTCAACAAAGAGAAACTGTATGTAATCAATTAGACCCAACGGAATGTGCATCCACTAAATGTTGTGTTTTATTAGGTGGTTCAAAATGTGTAACTGGAGATGAAACAGGAGCTACTTTTAAGAAGAATTATGGAGATGTTTTTGTAAAAAATAAAGATTTTTATTATTATCAAGGTTTATGTTATGGAAATTGTCAGTAATATTTTATTATATCTTATAATATATAATGAAAGAAACAAAAAAGAGAGAAATCAAAAAAAAGAGAGAAACTAGAAAACGACCACCCATGACAAACGTCCAGGTGCATGGAAAACGAGCACCCATGAAAAATGGATGGATAAGAATACAAATATACGGAAATGCATTTGAACGAGGATTTGCACATGGATATTTACTAGCAAAAGAATTACAAGTAATAAAAAATGCGTTTATAATGATTGTAAAAGAAAATCTGAAATTTACACCTACATCATATACCACCTTTTGCAAAGAAAAAATCACACCAAAAATCCAAGAATATTCTCCCGAATTTTTCGAAGAAATACAAGGCATATCAGCTGGGGCAATTGCTGCGGGATACCCAGAAATAACGGCAGATTTTATCATAGAATGGAATGCAATTTTAAGCACATATACTATCGCGCCAGAAAGATGTAGTGCTTTTATTTCGATTCAAAATGGAAATATAATAATGGCACATAATACACATACAGATCTTTTAACAGGACAATTTGCAAATGTTATATTAGAAATATGTCCATCCGAAGGAAATCGAATGGTTATGCAAACTTCACCTGGTTTTATTTGTAGTGGAACAGATTTCTTCATGATTGAAAATGGTATTATCGGATGTGAATCTACTATTGGTAATACGAATTATACGCCAGAATTTGGCGCCCCTTATTTTTGTCGTATTCGACAAGCAATGCAATATGGAAATTCTCTCGATGATTATGTAAAAATTATGTTAAAAGATAATGCAGGAGATTATCCATGCACATGGTTTTTGGGAGATACTCGGAAAAAAGAGATTATGCAATTCGAAATTGCGAAAAAGAATCATTCAGTAGAGAAAAAGAGAGAAGGTGTATTTTACGGAATAAACAGTGCACATGATGAAATAATAAGAAAAAAAGAAACCAATGATACCGACCATGGAAATACAAAAACAACAAGTGGAGCGAGAAATATGCGACTACATTATTTACTTTATGAAAAATATGCAGGAAAAATGACAATCGATAATGCAAAAACAATCATATCTGATCATTATGATGTATATTTAGACAAAGAAACCGATGGAAATAGTAGAACGATATGTAGACATACAGATTTAGATGGAGAAAAAACTACGAGAGAAGCATATTATCCATTTGGATGCACAGATGCGAAAATAGTGGATTCAACTATGGCGAAAAAAATGGAGTTTATAGGAAGATTCGGAAGTTCATGTAGTAAAGCGTTTCATGTAAATACATTTGTAAAAAAACATCCCCAATATAAACATTTGAGAGAATTCCTGAAAAACCGTCCATGTCAACCTTGGACTTATTTATGAAAAAATACAATAGTATAAACATATGAATTTCAAATTAAAATATTGTTTTCAGTAAAATAACTATAGGGAGTATAATCAAAATTTGGAGTTTTTAATGATAAACGCCTATTTTTTTCTTTATTATGATTACCAATATTTTCATTCATTTTATGTTTAAATGCTAAATACCATAATTGTTCTTGGCAATATCCATTTAATTCTTCGTTATTAAACATTGCAATTTGTAATTTTTTCCAAAATTCCAAAGGTCTAGACAATATATATTTTTTAGGGACAATATATTGTGCACCAGGAGAAACTGTAAAACGTTCATGACTTTCACCATAATAGTGAATACACGCATTTATATCATTACGTGGATCTATATAATATGGATCATTATATAAAACTTGATAAAAGGTAGTAAATTCACACGTGTCATTAATTTCTTTGTTCATTTTATCAATCACTATGTCAATTTCATAATCAGTTAGACGTGCTCTCCACCCAACTAATACTTGAATATGTTCAAATGGATTACCTTGTAAAAAAACGGTAACTTCATCTAAATTATCATAATTATTTACAATATGATATAAAAAAGTTTCACCTTCTCTGCCTACATTTTTTAATGGAATACTTCCATTTATTGGGTTGTCACTTTTATCATATATTGTAACATTATGATTTAATTTCTTAGTCCATTCTACATTTTCATTATATTTTGCAACAACAAAATTTACCATAATAAATACTATAATATAATATATTAAATATATTTAAGTATATTATAAAAAATTGTCTCAATCAATCTAAAAACAAAAAAATTGATATAAAAATATATATCTTATTCTATCAATAACATATAATCATATCGGAATAAAATGTCTACAAATCCAAAAATTGAAAATATATTAGAAAACGATTCCATTCTCTCTTTCCGTTTATCTGGTGTCGATAAATGTTTTGCGAATGGATTACGTAGAACCATGTTGACAGATATTCCGATGGTAGTTATTCGAACAGAAGATACAAAAGTAAATCAATGTGTCATTCGTAAAAATACATCAAGATTACATAATGAAATTATTTTACAAAGAATTAGTTGTATACCTATTCATATAAATGATCCTAGTTTTGCAGATAAACATCAATTAGAAATAAATGTAAAAAATGATGGTGATGAACAAGGAATCAGAATGGTTACTACTAAAGACATTCAGATTCGACATAAAGATAATCAACAATTCTTATCTGAAGAAGAAGTTCGTAAAATATTCCCACCGAATGAAATTACACAACATTATATTGATATTGTGCGATTAAGACCAAAGATGGGACTTACAATTCCAGGGGAAGAATTATCCTTAATTGCGAATTTTTCAGTAGCTAGTGCTAGAATCAATAGTATGTTTAATGCGGTTACTACCTGCACCTATGGATTTACAACGGATATTGTGAAAGCAAAAGAAATGTGGGATAAAAAAGAAAAAGAGATGGAAGCCGAAGAAAAATCAAAAGAGGAAATCGATAATGTAAAAAAAGATTTTTGGAATTTAGATGCACAACGATATTATCTAGCAAATAGTTATGATTTTGTAGTAAAAAGTGTAGGTGTATATGAAAACAAAGATATTGTGCATAAAGCATGTTCCTTTTTAATAAGTAAGATGGATCAGAAAATGTCGGCAATTGAAGAATTGGTTATACCGATTTTAGAAAGTAGTGATTCTAGAAAACAGGGATATGATACTATCATCGAATCTACGATGCAAAATAGTTATGATATTATTTTAGAAAAAGAAGATGATACTTTAGGCAATATTCTCTCTTTTATATTGTATGAATTGTATTTTCAAGGAGAAAAAGAATTGTCGTTTTGTAGTTTCAAGAAATTCCATCCACATGATTCTTTTGGTGTATTAAGAATAGCATATAAAAAACCAACCGATAAAAACATGATACATTATCATTTGAAAAATGCTCTAACAGAAGCGAAAAAAGTGATGGAAGAAATTAGAAAAATGATGAAATAAACAATATGTTTACTTACTAAAAAATAAAAATATTTACATAATAGTTAATATTTTTTTATGAAACGAAGAATAGATTATTACGATATAAATATCTATGGAAATCCAGAAATAAAAGAAGATCCAATAAATGCCGGATATAATTTAGGTGATTTACTAAACATGCCATATTTATGCGGTGTTTGGGAACAGAATCCACATGGAGGAAAAGAAAGACTTGAAAGAATGAATATTATAGGGAAAGCATATTCTGGATCGATTCTCTCAAATTATATTTATGAAAGACCAGAAGAAGAAGCCGTTCCAAATATTGAGAGAATTGTGAATGCAACTGATAAATATATATACGAAAATACGAAACCTTTGGAAGAAATATTCCTGAAAGTGGGAGAACCAACATGTCTAACCGTCCATGTCCGGTGTGGTGATCTTTTAGTTGAAGATGAATATATTAATAAAATCGCCGAATTCTCTCATAAATATGAAACTGTGATTCTTTTAAGTGGAATCAATATGGATGAACATTATTTGGAGGATCATTTGAAAAAATGTAATTTCCGGTATTTTATGAATAAGATTTTAGAGAGAAATGAAAATATAGTTTTACATCAAGATTCTCCCGACAATCATTTAGCCATTATGCGAAACGCGGCGAATCTTTTACTTCATAAAAGTGGGTTTTCCATGTTGGGATATATAGTAGCAACGGGAAATGTATTTATAACAAATTTGTTAGATCCAATCGTAAAACATCCGAATTTCCAGAGAGAGATTCTGGTAAAATATACCATGGTTTAAAAAATCATAGTAATTATTATCACTGTATAGCGTGTTTTTTATTGAAAAAAAAGAATTATCAAAATAAGGTAAAATGAATCTTTGTATAATAATATTAGGGTTAATTCGAACTTTTTTTTACAAGGGATATAATTCTCTCAAACCAGTATTGGAAAAATGTTTAGAAAAATACCAAAAAATTCATATAATTCTGATTGTATCTAGTAGGTATGATGAAAATAGGATAAAACAATTTATAGAAGACATGAATATTATAAAAATTAGCGTTGAACTACACGAATTTCAACAACATTATATAGATAAAGAACATTTTGCGAAAATAAAAACTGAAAAATATATACAAAAAAAAGAAGAATATCTAAATCAAAATAATAGTGCAAAAATAGAAATAGGGGATCCAGAATATTATATTTTTTCGGGAACATATCAATTTTACCAACTACGACAAGGGATTCAAGAAATGAAAAAATATGAAGAAAAGAATGAGATATTATTTGATATTTGTATGAAAACAAGATTTGATATTGAATATCCAAAAGAATTTTATCCTTTTACTCATGATAAAGATAGTCCGTTTCTCGATAAAATATATCTAAATGAGAAAAATAAATCGTATTTTGAAAATAAAATTGAAAACATAGATAAACATATTCATATATTGAAAGAAAACCCGATTGAATTACCGGATTGTAGAACAACAACCCACGATAGTTTCGGTGGTGCATACTTTAATAATTACATTTCACTAGAGAATATAAAAAATGGTAGTAATAATATATTATATATGTATAACGACTATATTATATTTGGTAATAGAGAACAGTTTATAAAACTGGAAGGATTTTTTAGTGAATATGGATTAATGGACACATCTTTGAATATTTACCATTATTATGCTCAAGAAGCTCAAATATTAATATATTGTTTTAATCACGATATAAATCCAATTATGTATAAACCAAATACGTTTCAGATTATGTATTATTAAAAACGAAAAAATTGAACAATTTATTTTTAAAGAATGACTTAAAAATAAAAGATTAACCAACACAGACAAATCTAAACAAAATCATGGATAAGTTTATTAATAAGAAAATCAAAACCTATGTTACCGAATTAAAGGCGCATGTTAAACAGAAAACATTGGAAACGTTTCCAGAAATGGATGAAATAAAAATCAATGATTTCTTACAAGAAATATATAATTATGAATGTTTAGTTCTAACAAAAGAAGATGTTTCAAAAAGAAAACGAATCAAGAATTGTATACCAGGATGTAATCGTTGTATTGCAAAAAGAGCCAATGGGGAACAATGCACTCGTAAACAAAAAGAAGGATATGAATATTGTGGAACGCATGTAAAAGGTGTTCCACATGGTGTGATTACAGATGTAGTAAATCCAAATGCAGAATCTGAAATATTAAATGCAGAAGTCATTGCAAAAGATATTCATGGAATTGTTTATTACATTGATCAATATAACAATGTGTATAAAACAGAAGATATTTTGAATGAAAAGAAAAATCCCGAAATTATTGCGAAATGTGAAATTATTAATGGTGAATATGGTATTCGAAAATTCGGATTAGTTTAGAGAATCATTTGCGCGAAATTTACGAACAATTGATTCTTTAACAACTTCTTCACGATTCTCATATACATATTCATTTAATGCCATCGCTTGTTCTTCTCCTAATTGAGGATGTTTAGATAAAATCGTTAATAATCGTTTTTGACTTAAAGCAACACGTTTTGTCTCTTTTTTATACTGTATTTGTCCATCTTTTAAGTCGAAAATATCAATATCATTTTGTTTCATTATTTCCATCATATCCATATTTATTTTTTTTTTATCGATTTTTAATTGTTTTGTGGTTTTATTCAGTTGATTCAATTGATTATCAATAATAACCCATTTTTTGACAATATCTACTAATTCTCTCTGTTTTGAATCCATACTTACTAATATAAATATAATAATGTATATATATTTTTATTACCACATAAAAGAATGAAATAAAAACGTTTTCTTCATCCAATCCAATCTATAAAAATAAGATTATTAAATAAAATATTTATCTTATACAATAATAACAATAATAAGTATATGATATTTACAAATCATAGATCGCAGAATTCTTATATAGGAAATAAAATTCTTCAATCGAAACCGTTGAATTCCAATGTGAATATATTTTCTATATTAAGACCGAATCAAAATATTCAACCAGTAGTAAAATCACCCGTCCAAATAGAAAACACCATTCTTCCTAAAAAAATGAAATGGGGAGAACCCATTTGGTATTTTTTACATTGTTTAGCCGAAAAAATAAAAGAAGAAGCATTTCCATCGATGCGTTCAGAAATTTTAAATATAATATATACGATTTGTTCTAATTTACCTTGTCAAGATTGTGCAAATCATGCGTCTGAATATTTAAAGAGTATAAACTATCAAAGTATTCAAACCAAAGAACAATTAAAAAATATGTTATTTAGTTTTCATAATACTATAAATTCCAAGAAAAATTTCACCATTTTTCCAAGATATCAATTAGAAAGCAAATATCAAAATATGCAGTTTAAACCGGTAATATATAATTTTATAATTAATTTTCAAGACAAACATAAGAGTTTAAGAATGATTGCAAATGATTTTCATAAATCTCGTGTAGTAGAACAATTGAAAATATGGTTAAATACGAATATTACTAATTTTTATTTTTAAGATAATCCTGGATCTTTATCGGTGCAAATAAAGGTTTGGCTTGATGGTTGTAAACACATTTGTGCATTACTACCAATAATCATATATTGATGTTGTGGCATATTTGTCTGAACAATCCATGCCCATAAAACACCAAGACCAGCTGCTACTACCAATGAAAAAATACAGGAAAATACCGGGTAACAATTATTCGATATATTCCAAAAAATATCAGAACAAATTAAAATGGGGAATAAAACCAAAGTAGGAATATTACTTAACGCTAAATTATATGTCACAATACTCCATATTAAATATGCAAAAGTATAGCATAAAATCGCCAATCCTAAAGGAACTGGTGAAAAAGAACTATATCCACCCATAGATAAAAAATTACAGACACCAGAATCACTCGGAGTAAATGATTCGGTTTTAATAGAATTTCCCAAAAATAAAGTAATTCCAACGGAAAATATCAAACCTACTAAATAGATCAACCCTTTCATATCATTATTAAAAACCGAACTAATCGAAAAAAAGCAGGCAATAATAAAAGGAGATAAACGGAAAAATAAATAAGTGAATGTAAAAAAATTTGCTTCCATTTCTTTATTATATATGTATACATTTTTCTTCTATAAAATATATATGAAACCAATTACCTATATATAAGAAAGAAAGAATGGGAGTTCCAAGTTATTTTGCATACATAATAAAGAATCATTTACAGATTATTCGTAAAATAAAACAAGTAATACATTCCCGTATTTATTTTCAACGACTATATATGGATTGTAATTCTATTTTATATGACGTATTTCATAGTATAAAAGAACCTTCAGATCAAATCTTATTAGACAAAACCGTATTGAAAATAGAAGAATATATTCAACAAATACAACCAGAGGAAGTATTATTTATTGCATTCGATGGTGTTGCCCCATTTGCTAAAATGGAACAACAAAGGAATCGTAGATATAAATCCGCATTTCAAGCACAAATAATGAAGGATACTAAAGTATCGACAAGTATGTTTACTCCTGGAACGGCATTCATGCAAAAACTCGGACATTATATAAAAAAAGCATTTATAGGACAAGAAATAAAATACAATGTATCTCAGATTATCGTTGCAACACCAGAAGAAGCCGGTGAAGGAGAACATAAATTATATGATCATTTACGTAAATTTCCGGCTAAATCTTCTAAAATCGCAATATATGGATTAGATGCGGATTTAATCATGCTTTCCTTATTTCATTTGAATTATACGGAAAATATATATGTATTTCGAGAAGCCCCAGAATTCATGAAAAGTGCATTAGATCCAGGAAATGTCGGAAAAACTGCAACGAATGAATTATGGGGACTAGATATTGCACAATTAGGGCGATCCATAGCCAATGAAATGTCATGTAGTTTTCCAGATGCCCATCGTATGTATGATTATGTTTTTTTATGTTTTTTCCTAGGAAATGATTTTTTACCGCATTTTCCTGCATTAAATATTCGCACACATGGAATACAACGATTATTAGATGTATATCGACAAACGATTGGAAATAAAGCAAATACGTTTTTAATTACAAAAACACAACCATTTTCGATTCATTGGAAAGAATTAAATATATTTGTTCAACAATTGGCCAAATATGAACATGAATTTATAACACAAGAATACGAAGTAAGAAGAAAATGGGATTATTTAGGAAAAAAAGCGGAAATAAAAATGGATCAAATAAAAGAAAGAGAAATTATAGAAGAAGCCATTCAAAATACGCCAGTGATTTTTCGCCAAGAAGAATCCTATATTTGTCCGTCTGTAAAAGGATGGGAAGAAAGATATTATGGCCGTTTATTTAATCAAAAAGATAATAAAAAAGATATTTGTATCAATTATTTAGAGGGATTAGAATGGGTATTAAAATATTATACAAATGGATGTGCAGATTGGAGATGGAAATATGATTATACTTATCCACCATTATTGAGAGATTTAGCACCATGTGTTCCGAAATATAAAATTGATTTTATAAAAGAAAAAAAACCGGCACCTTTTTCACCTAATGTTCAATTAGCATATGTCTTACCAAAAGATCAATTACATTTATTACCTGATGTATATTATAAATTCCTTTTAGAAAAATACGGGCATCTATATCCAGATAAACATTATAAATTTAAATGGGCATTTTGTAGATATTTATGGGAATCTCATATATGTTTACCCGATATTCCGATAGAAGAAATCGAAAAAGATTTTGGAATTCTCTATTTTTTACATGGAGTATAAATATTTAGGCATTTATTTTTACAAAGTAAAAATATTGGTAAAAATAAATTGTTTACTAGAATATATATACACTTAAACCAATGTATCCTAGGTTAGATTATCGTCGTCCATATCCTGATTATCATTGTCGATATCCTTATTACGGTTGCAATCCATATGGTTACAATCCATATGGGTATAACCCTTACTATGGTTACAATCCATATGGTTACAGTCCATATTTATATTCTCCACCTTTACCTGTTCCTCCACCAATAACACCACTTCAGTTATCATATATACAGAATTATTCTTATTAAGTAGTATATTTTTTCCATTATTTGAAAAAAATATAATTTAACGAATATATTTACCAATTCTAGTAAACGAATCGACAATATAAATGACAAAAATACCTAAAAAGGTATATAATATAAATTCTTCGGTAATATGTTTAGTTGGTTCTTTTTGTTGCTCTTCTAATAAATGAATCATATAATTTATTTTCTCAGTGAATTTATCATGAATCAAAGGTGGTGAAACTGAATTAGAAGTAGGTTTAATATATCCAAGGTGACTAGAAGAATTGTAAATATCTTTATAAGACCCAAATGAATTTGCTAAAGGATTAGAATCATTGGTAGCATAAGAAGAAACCATCGATTTTACAGTTGGTTTTTCAGTAGGAACTGGATTTGGATTAAAATTAGCTAAGGATGTTCCATCATCATCCGTTTTTACAGATCCAATATTGTTGATAATTTCTTGCACTTTAGCCGTTCTATCTTCTAAAGGTGCAGGACTTAAAGATTGGAAATTTTCTCTATCTGCTGGATATTCTTCCATATCTTCAGATAATCTCTTAATGGTTTTATTGTTACGAACACAAGGTGATGCTATAGTAGATTGTCTTTTACGAACAGTAGTATTATTTCTATTCGTAGATTCGTTTTGCCAAGGAGAAGCATAAGTTAATAATCCATTTCCAGACATATTACTTTACAAAAACAATATATTTTTATTATATTGTTATAGTAGATTAGTTGTTTTGTTCCTAAATGCTTTTAATTGTATTATCTCTTTCTATTTTTTTCTTATTATTTCCAAATGAATTGTTTTTATACAGCGATACTATTTTAGGAAAATTAATGGCAGTTATTATTATTATTTACTGCACATATGAACATGTTGTGTATGGTATATTTGCATGTGTATTGATAGTTTGGTTTTATCAAAGTGATATGTTGGAGAGATTTAATTATCGATACAGCGAATATTTCAGTAATATTAGTCCACAATTAGTATATTTACCAGATAAGCCAAATAAAAATATACAACATTTACCCACTTTAGAGGATTTACCTTTAGAAAAGGTATATCCTCTTGAATTACCACCATTAAAACCAGAATCTGAAAAAGTATTTAGAAATCAATATTGTAGTGAAGAATTGGATTTAATGTATAAAAATTCCAAAATTATACATAAAGAAAATGTAAAAACTTTTTTCCCAGATATTTCTTTTTTTGATGAAATTCCATGTAATCCATGTAATCAGAATTGTCATTTTCGACTAGATAAAGTAACGACTGAAGAAGGTTTAATGTCAAAAACTGCTAGAGGTAATGATATAAATATATGGGAATGGGCTACTTCCTGGTTACCAACTAAATTAGAGCCATATCAAGGAATTGGTCAAGTAGCATCGTTTCTATCTTAATATAAAAATATTTGCATATATAAAGTGATAAATGTCCACGAAAGAAAATAGTGTAACATATAAAATATTTACTTATTTACACGATCATATAAAAGTAGTAAATGATAGCAAAATTTTCGCAGGTATTATGATTATAATATTAAATATTTCTTCTAAATTCGTGAATGTAAAATTAAGTAAATCCATGGAATCCTATTTAAAAAACACCTTTAGCCGACAGTTATTGGTTTTTGCAATTGCATGGATGGGAACAAGAGAAATATACGTAGCATTGTTTATAACAGTGGTTTTCACCATATGTGTCGATATTTTATGGAATGAAGAAAGTGCATATTGCATTTTATCTGAACAATTTACAGATTATCATTTATCCTTATTAGATGATTCCAGTAAATGTAATCATTTTACAAAAGAAGATGTAGAAAAAGCGATGAGTATTTTAGAAAAGGCACAAAAAATCGTAACAAATGCAAAAACAAATGGAGACACCCCACAATTAGATATATCAAATGACAAAAAAACTTATCTAAATCAAACTCCTATTATAATGTAATATATTTTTCTATATTAATTATAAGCCAATCATGAATATGTATCAACTGAAAATAAAAATAAATACAAAAATACCTAGTCATAAACAATTTGAATTGACCAATAATGTATTAGTGCATGAGGTTAAATCTAAATTATCAAAATATCCACTTTTTACGGATAATAAAGCATTTCCTAAAAAAATTCTACAAAATTATAATTATAACGAACTTGTCTTATTTTTTTTTAATAGTAAAAGGTTTATTAGTGTTATGAAAAATATAAACCCTATAGTAAAAAAAAATAAGACGAACCGTATGAATTTTAAGAATATAAAACAAAATGTTACTAAAAAAAATAAGATAGACGACAATGTAGATAAAGATTTAAAACAGAATGAAATCACCATTATAAAATATGAAAATTTCATACTAATGTTACAATTATTATTTCCAACAACGTTTCCTTTAGTAAATAATATGGAAACCTCATTGTCTTATTTATTAACCGATCAAAAAGAGGTGATTCCGTTTTTGAAAAAGAATGATAATACGTATTTAAATGTAACAAATTTTTTTTCATTCAAAGGAACCAATACTAATTTGTTTCAAGCATTACCTAAATTTAACCGAAAATTCTCTTATTTGAAATTTGAGAATAACATTTATACTATAAGTCACGTAATCTGGATAAATGATGTAATGAATCATCCAGTTTATAAAGATATTTTATTAAAATATAACTTTTTTGAGAAATGGAAAATAAAATATGAAGAAAATATGGATCAAAAAGATGCTGAAAGTCAATTGGAAATCGTTAAATTTATTAATCGAATTATGTTAAAAACGAACAATCCTCTTAAATTAGATAAAATTATAGAAACATTAAAATTTGGAAAAACCGATACAAATAATAATAATAATCGACAAAGTAGTAGTAATAATAATAATAATAGCAAAGAAGCATTGTTATATATAAATATGATTAGTGCTTTAGAAAATTTAGAAAATATAAGAAAACAAACCGGACAAGATAACGCTTTTACGAATTCAGATCAGAATAAAATGATTATAGATAATTTTATTACAGTAATGAACATATTTGATAGTTTATCAGATAAAAAAGGAATATTTACCACTTCTTATGAAAATTTAATAAATATCAAAAATAAAATCGACGAATATGAATTATCTCGTGATATTAATGATTATATTATTGATTTGAATTTTGAATATTTAAATGATCAATCGAAAAATGAAAGAACAACCAAGGTTGTAAATCGAATTAATACATTATTTCCAGAATTTAATAATTTTGTAAAAGTGATTCGTGATATGAAAACACGAGAAATAGATAATCCTGAATGGAAAAATACTATTACCAAAATTATTAAAGGAGAGAGAGATCATAATTTCCAGAAAATATGGAATGAAATTAACGTATGTTATTCTATTGCAGATGTCGATAATTTAGATGAAAAGAATGCGAAAAAAAAAGAAGATGATGAAATAAAAGAAAAAGAAGAGAGAGAAAAAGAAAGAAAGAAAAAAATGGATGAAATCTATTATAATAAAAATAAAGTGGAAATTGATAAGAAAGCGAATGCGGCACAAGATGAAAAATATCGAAAACAAAAAGAGGAAGAATTATTATTAAAGTATAAACAACAAAAAGAACAAATAAGACAGAATCAAATAGATGCAGATATTCGGGCAAAAATAAAAGCAAATAACCAAGCAGGTGGTAAAAAATCAAATAAATGTAAAAATACAGATAATTTATTAAATGTTGGATTTGATGTTATTATCGGAAATAATGCCACCGATATAAAAGAAAAGGGAAAAGAGGATGAAGAAACTGGATTTGATACCATTGGTAATTTAAAAACAATAGAAATATATTTACAAATGGATATCATTGAAGGAAAAGTAGATGAAAAAAATATGAATTTATTAAATTGTGCATATAATGACAATTATTTAGGGAATATGTATAATAATTTACTATATAATTCAAAAGAACAATGGAATATATCTGAACAATTAATGTATTTTCCTGCAAAAGAAATTTTAGATAAAAAAAATAAAAATGCAATTGTAAAAAAACCAGAACCAATCAAAAAAAAATAATTTTTTTTTAAACGAATGAATATTATTTACAGTATCACTCTTTTATTTTTTGTAAAAGAATGGTTTTCCATTTTTATATTTACCAATTTCTTCACCTAAATCTCCATCAAACCCGTATTCGTATATCTCACCTTCTTGCTTATCAGCAGTATAATACTTTTTTTTATTAATAATTACTGGCAGATATTCAACTTCCTCCTCTTCTTCTTCTTCCTCTTCAACTTCTTCTTCCTCTTCAACTTCAACTTCCTCTTCAACTTCAACTTCTTCCTCAACCTCCACTTCCTCTTCAACCTCCTCTTCTTCAACCTCAACTTCTTCAACCACCACTTCTTCTTCTTCAACCTCAACCTCCACTTCTTCAACCTCAACTTCTTCTTCCTCTTCTTCAACCACCACTTCTTCTTCAACCACCACTTCTTCTTCTTCCTCTTCCTCAACCACCACTTCTTCTTCCTCAACTTCTACTGCTTTTTTTACCGGGTCTTCTTCAATAACCTCAACTTCTTTTACAGGTTCTTCCACCACCACTGGTTGAACTACTTGTGGTTCTATTTTAATGTAAACGGTATCGAAATGAATATCATTATCATCATCTTCTACATCAATCACAATACAAGGTTCATCGGCTTCTAATTCTTTGAATTCAATATCCATATCATTATCACTTTCTTCAAAACCAAAAGAATCGGATGATACAAATACATTTTTATTTTTTTTCAATTTATATTTTTCAATCTTTTTATTTTTTTTTTCAATAATATTTTGATAATTTTCCACGATTTTCAATAATGCACGAATCTCTTTTTTATGTTGAGAATTCAACTTTTTAAATTTCCGATTTTCTTCGGATATTAAATTCTTGGATTGAATTAAATCAAAAACCTCGTTTAAAATATTGAATTCAGAAGAAATAGACATGTTGAGTATTTGAGTATTTGACAATTAATAATTAACGATTTATATTTCTATTTTGTTTTAGAAATATAAATTTCAATTTTTTGTAAAATGAATTCATGCTTCAATTTTTTTCCAATTTTCAGGGCATAAATCATGCATTTGTTTATCTTGTAAATTTACACCAAACCAAATATTTGGATAACATACTAATTTCAAAGGATTCATATTAAAATATGCACCCCACCATGAAAACGTGCTATTTGCAATAATATGATGATGACAATTACTCATAATGATAACCTGTTTCCAATCTGGAATATCATCAGAAACTTTTACAAATGAAATATTTTCTTCTTTGAACATATATTGCAATGCTTGAATTTTTTGCAAAACTATTTCATTATCTACTTTCTCACAAAAATACAAAATCTGAATCTTTGAAGAAGGTAAAAAAGACAATATATAATCTATCGATTTTCGATAATAATTTAAAGACATGACTGGATGATATGCCGGTAATGCAACATAATCTCCCATTCGGAAATGTAGACTAATATTTATAGTATCATTTGATTGAAAATAAATGTTTTTGAATTCTTCAAGCACATGTGTTTGCTGTTTTCTCAATTGTATCATTTCAAATATTCGTTCTTGTTCTTTATGAAAATACTTACACGATTGGAAATATCCAAATAATTTTATAGACGATGTTGTATTCGGAATGTCTTGAAAATGAAATGTTCTCTCCCTATAAACCGGTATTTTTGTTTCTAAATCACCATTCGTCAATTTACAATGAGGATGAATCGTAGTATTTTTACAAAGATCTATTAGAAATGTATTCCAATAACTATGTCGTTTTTCGTCCAATTGTTCATTATAAGGGAATAAAAACAATTTATTATAACGAATTGCATATGCAATTGTTGTAAAAATTTGAAATAATTGATTACCTAACCCACCCATTATATTACAAGTTACTAAAGAAGACATTGTAATTGATTGATAATATAAAACTTCTTTTTTATTTATATATTTTTAGTTGGCATTTAGACCAAACTTTTCTCTCAAAATAGAATTCCGATTAGGTCCATTTGGTTTTTCACTTTGTTTTTTTACTTTATATTTACCTCCATTTGAGTAAGTCGTTTTTAAAAACGCATCATTATCTTCGTGTATTTCTGGTAAAATCCGAGTAACTGGTTTATCAACAATCAACATCATATGTTGCGATTTTGTCAATTTTCGATATTCTAAAATACTTAAATTTCCATAATACTTTTCTAGAAAATAATAAGGAACTAATGCGGGTTTAATACTCTGTTCAAAATGATTAGGTTTTCCATAATAGTAATTCATTAATTGATAAGATTCGGTTTTTGCAGAATCGTCCCAGTCCATTTGTTTTCCAAACAAATATGCAACTCCACATTCTGGACTACAAAAAGATCCATGACCATATATATCATTTTTGAAACCATATTGTAAAATATAACAAGGATCATTATCATATGGATAGGTGCACCAGAAACAATCTGACTTTTTATCTTGTAAATCATTTTTATAAAATTGTATTTTTAATTGTTTTATTTTCTGATATTCATTTTCAGTTAAATTATTATCTTGGGTATTACATTTAGAACATAGGTTATGAGTATTCGTTTCAATAGTTTCTTTTTCCAAAACATCCATTACTGGATCTACTGGTGCGTGAGTTTCTTCCCAATTTCCAAAACAATTTTGTGTAGTATATGCAATAATTTCAGTCGGGACATTTGGGTTATAATTTATATTAGTATAATCCCAATTACTATGTTGTATATATTCATCAATATCTCGAATACTACATTTTAAAAGTAAAATAATATTATTTAATTTAACAGGACTATTATTTAAAGGTAATAATGTATCGATAATTTTCGCACCTTTTGTTTTCTTTTTTACTACAAGATCTATATTATTTGATGAAGGAGGATGATCAGTATATTCTAATATTTCAACAGTATCTACAATTTTTTTACGTCTCCCTTTTTTTTTAACAATTGGTATAGGAACTTCTTCGATTGCTTCCATAGATGAGATATGAGAATTTTCCAGATTCTTTTTTATATATTTTTCAAAATGTCTTTAATGTATAAAATATATAGAATCATTTTGATGTAAAACAGAAACATGATGTTCAATACTAAAGAAGATAAACAATTAATTCCTATAAAAAAGCCAATACGTGAAATGACAAAAGAAAGTAGTCCATGGTGTGAAAAATATAGACCCCAGGATTTTAATCATATTGTATTAGATCCAATTAACCGTAAAATATTCCAAAATATATTAGATAAAAAAAAATTCCCACATATGTTATTTTATGGTCCTCCTGGTGCAGGAAAAACGACATCTGCTGATAATTTAATCCGTAAATATCAATCTTATTATAGTAAACCAACTACTGAAAATATTATTCATTTAAATGCATCCGATGAAAGAGGAATTGAAATTATTCGAACTCAAATTCATCAGTTTGTAAAATCGAAAAATATGTTTGAGACTGGATACAAATTCGTGGTTTTAGATGAAGTAGATTATATGACGAAAAATGCTCAACAAGCTCTCAAAAATTTATTACAATCTTGTTTAGATAATGTTCGTTTCTGTCTGATTTGTAATTATGTTTGTAAAATCGATGAATCTCTCAAAAACGAATTTATTTGTATTCGTTTTAATCAATTACCACGAGAAGAAATATATACATTTATGCGTCATATTGCAGATAAAGAGAATATTGATATTAGTCCAGAATCAATATATTCGATACAAAAAATGTTTAATTCTGATATTCGTAGTATGATTAATTTTATTCAATTACATCAACATGACAAAGAAATGAAATCGTTATTAGTTGTAGATTCTATGTGGGAAGAATTACATACCTTATTTATTTCTTCATCTAATCATGATGAAATATTTACATGGATGAGAGAAACATCGATTTCATGTAATTTAGATATTAAAACGATCATTAAATATTATTTCAATTTTATGATTCGGAATTATTCTACTTATATACAATCCTCTTTTTTAAATATAGTGGAGAATATTGTTCATAATTATGATACAAAGATGGAACATATATTATTTTATTTCATTTTTCATATAAAAGCAGAATACCAAAAAAATAAACAAATAATGAAAAATTGATATAAAACGAATGATATAATAATACAAGTCATAACAATCATGACCAATAATATCGATGACGAATGGAATCAATTTCTAATACAATTTAGTAATGGATCGAATAATTCTGATTATATATTAAATAATAAAAATATAAGAGAAGATGAAAATGTTGTTGAAAAAGAACCTATATTATCGGAATATGTAAGGAATACATGTGAATCTTTATTTATTTCTACCCAGACCAAAATATTCTTTTTAAACGTAAATATATTAGATGTAGATACTATTTTCTGGAAAATTCCAATCATGGAATATGGTAAACCAGAAATGGGAATTATTAAAAAACAAATGCGTATGATATTTAAAACACCAGAGGAATATGAAGAATATGCATTGAAGATTAAACAAGTATCTTATTATAGTGAAAAAATAATTAAACAAATAAATAATCCAAATGCCAGAAAGATCAAATTCAAAGATGAACGTAAATTAACCATTGGTATTTCAAAAAAAGATATTATGAATTGTCATGGAAAAGAGAAGAAGGCATTTATTAATTGTTTTGCTATGATTTTACGTATTCCAAATAAAAAGAATATATTTCATGAAGTGCATGTAAAAGTATTTAATACTGGAAAAATAACCATTCCAGGTATAGTAGATGACGATGATGCATTATTAGAAATTACAAAACAATTCATTCTCGATATTTTACAACCAAATGTTTCTGAAAATTTACGGTTAATTCCAGAAGACGAAATTCCATTATTGAAAAAAATCGTGAAAAACCAAAAAGGAAAATCGAATGAAAACCAGACATTACATAGTGATGATGAAGCAGATACAACCACTATTATGCCTAAAAATAGTCATATTGAATATGTAAAACAACAATCCGGAGTTTTAATCAATTCGAATTTTAATTGTGGTTTTTACATTGATCAAATGAAATTAATGCATATTTTAAAAGAAAAATATAAATTAGAACCTACTTATAATAAATCGAATTATCCAGGTGTAAAATGTAAATTCTATTTAAATAATGATTTACCATTAGATATTAATTTCCAAACGGGTAGAATCGATGAAAATATAAAAACAGATATAAAATATACGAAAATCAATTTTGTGGTATTTCGAACAGGGAATAATTTAATTCTCGGAAATTTCTCTAAAAAAGTTCTTTTGTTTATTTTTGAATTTGTGAAAAATATATTAATGACAGAATATGAAGAAATTCGCACATTACATGATGAACCAGTAAAAAAAATAAAAAAGAATAAACCTAGAAAAAAAACAATATTTATTACCAAAGATTTTATGCATAGTTTATCGGTATAAAACAACCAATTTAAGTATTTTATTATTTTTTTTTGTATGAAATAAAATAATAAATAAAAGACGATATTTAAAGATCTACACTAACTCTTCTAGTAGGAATATTTAAATCGACAATATAAATCGAATTTTCCGTCATGATAATATAATCTTTACCTGCAATACGATATACTTTTTCAATATAACTAGTATATTCTTCTGTATTACGAATCAACATTTTTTTTCCATCTTCACGAATACCAATCATAACCGCCTTATCGAGAGAACTGGTCCAGTAATCTAATAATATCGGTTTATCTTCTACAATGGATAATTTAGCAGCATTTTGTAAGGTTTTAATATCAGGTAAACGATGTCCTTCATCTAGTGAAACTTCAGTCGTAGGAGGAGGAGGAGGTAAAACAACGCTATTTTCCATTTTATTTATATAACAATATACATAATAAATATGGATACTTTAAGTCTTTTTTTCCTAAATGTGTTTTTTTATAGAAGTTCGTTTAATCCTTGAATTTGAGATTCGGATAATTTATCTGGGAAAATAATATCAAAAACAATAACTAAATTTCCATTCGCATGTCCATCTTTCATCATTCCATAATCTTGTATAGGTCGTTGATCTTTTGGTTTAATTACATGAGATGTTCCAGAATGTGTAATTCTTAAAACCTTTCCATTTAAATGTGGAATTTCGAGAGTAAATCCACATAATGATTCTTTTAATGTAAGACTTTTGTTGTAAAAAATATCTAATCCTTTTCTCTCGAAATGAACATGTTTATCGATTCTTATAATAAAATGTATATCACCTTTCATTCTATCTTGAACCACATGCCCCATATCTCTCAATACCATTACTTCTCCATCATCAATTCCTTTAGGAATAGGTAAATTGATATGATCTTTTTCTAAATGTCCATTTCGATTACGTTCAAATAAAACTTTGATAGAAGGAATGCCATAATACGCATCTTCTAATCGAATATGAACTTCTTGTTGAATAGGATTCGGTTTCGTCATCATCGGAATACCACTATGAAAAATACGAATATTTGGTCCCATTCCATGACCCATTCCCATAGGACCACCCATTCCATTTGCAAACATCATATTAAATATATTATTGATATCATCGAAATCGTTCATACTATGACCAGGATGTCCATGTAAAAAAGGGTTTCGTTCTCCACGATGATCATATTCCTGTTTTTTAAGAGGATCCGATAATGTTTCATATGCTTCCGAAATTTCTTGGAATTTATTAGTTGCATTTGGATCTGAATTTCTATCTGGGTGAAATTTGAGAGATAATTCACGATATGCTTTTTTGATTTCACTTTCATTTGAATCCTTAGTAACGCCTAATATTTCATAAAAATCAGAATTCGACATAATAATTTATATTAGATCAAATGAAATAGATTATATATCGTTTCATATAATAATTATTAAATGAATCCAAATAGAGAGAAAATATCATATACAATATCACATTATGCAAGAAAAAGAAGAACAACCGTTTGTATTGAAATATAAACCATATTTTTTAGCAGATTTTGGAATGGATCTTCATATGATGGGCGCATTAAAAACTCTGTTGGAATTAGATGATGTGAATTTATTATTATATGGTAATCCAAGTTCAGGAAAAACCATATTATTAGAAGCAATTATACGTGAATATTATAATTTAAAAAAAACAGATCCTTTTCCAGAACATAATATTCTTTACATCAATAATCTAAAAGAACAAGGTATAAGTTATTACCGTAATGAAATGAAAACATTTTGTCAATCTTGTAGTATTATTCACGGTAAAAAAAAAATGATTGTTATTGATGATCTAGATAATGTCAATGAACAAAGTCAACAAGTATTTCGAAATTATATTGACAGATATAAAAAAAACATTAATTTCGTTTCTGTTTGCACTAACATGCAAAAAGTTATTGAAAGTATCCAATCGCGTGTTCATATTATGCGGGTAAATACGTTAAGTAAAGAACAAATTATAAAACAAATGGAATATATTATTAATGCTGAAAATATACAATTATCTACGGAATGTAAAGATTATTTACTTTCGATATGTAATCATTCGGTTCGGAACATGATGAATTATCTAGAAAAAATATACATATTAAATGATCCAAAATTATCTCTAGAAACTTGTAAAGAAGTTTGTTCGAATATATCTTTTCAACATTTTGAACAATATATAGATGCATTGCAAAACCACGAATTATATAGAGCAATACATATACTCTATGATATTTTTGATCATGGATATTCAGTCATTGATATTTTAGATTATTTCTTTATTTTTGTCAAATCAACCAATAAAATAGATGAAAATGCGAAATATAAAATCATTCCTCATTTATGTAAATATATTACTATTTTTCACAATATTCACGAAGATGAAGTCGAATTGGCACTTTTTACTAATAGTATTTATCCATTATAAACGTTTAGTAAAAACATAGTATAGTAAAAATATTAGATATAAATATTATAAACGTATATAATAAACCGCCCTTTTTATATTCTCACTATGCTTAATTATTTATTTTTGAAACAAGTTCCGGTAGAATTGTTGATGGAATTACTGGAAAAGATCTGCACAAAAACAGATCGTTTTTATTTAATCGATATGAATGCATATCGGAAAATGATATTTTATCATTTTCATGAACCTTTTTGTGCGGCATTAACTTCCTATTATCATGTTTCTAAACGTTATTATTTAACTCGCGAAATGACATACAATTCGTTTACAAATATTGTTCGACAAATTTGTAAAAGTAATAAACATGCATTTTATACAGATTTGAAATATGATTATTCTGTATATACCATATTATATTTTGTTTCTATCTTAGAAACCAATACCGAATTATCCACTATTTAGGCAACAACACTATTATATTACATAATAATATATATATTATTTTATCGTCAAATAATATATCATAATGAATGAATCTATTACATTTTATGTTTTTGCAGCAGGATTAGTCATTCTAGCCAGTTTTGTTGCAAATAAATACAAACAGACTTTTTCAACCGAACATAACAAAGATGAATATGAAATGGTGAAACAGTATCTATTAAACGATTCTCCTCTTTATGGATATAATCGTCCAAAATTATGGATTCATTCCAAATATGAAATAAATGCTAGAAAATGGAAAGATTTTCAATCTAGAAATACGACTGATCTCAATCAACCTTATCTATATTTAACCATTCAAACGATAATAAATAATTGTGCCGATGATTTTCACGTATGTTTAATTGACGATGAATCTTTTCAAAAATTAATTCCTACATGGGATATTGATGTAAGTAATCTAGCAGAACCAATGAAAAGTCACGTTCGTAATATTGGAATGTTGGAATTAATTTATTATTACGGTGGAATGGTTTTACCGAATTCTTTCTTATGCACCAAAAACTTGATTGATTTATATAGAAAAGGTATTAAAAATGACACAGTATTTATATGTGAAAATATTAACCGTCATGTAAATATTCAAAAAGAAACACAACGTAAATTATTTACTCCCGATACTGAAATAATAGGTGCTGCTAAACATAATGAACATATTAAAAAATTCATGGAATATTCCAAAAATTTAATTTATAATGGACATTTCTATTTAGAAAATGATTTTTTAGGTAGTAAAAACGATTATTGCATGGATCAAATACGGTTATCTAATTTCCGGGTTATTGGTGGTGAATTTATTGGTATTAAAAACCGCCAAGGAAAACAAATTATTTTAGATGATTTAATGGAAGAATCGTTTTTAGATATAGATAGTATGAAAATTTACGGTATTCAAATACCAAGAGAAGAATTATTACGTAGAACTAAATATCAATGGTTTACTATTTTACCAGTAAAAGATATTTTAGAATCGAATATTATTTTATCGAAATTTTTCAAAACATCTATAGTAGATAGTGTAGATGAATATTTACAGAAAAGTGTCATTGCGTTATAAACTAGATATTTCAGTATTATATAATATCGGGTAGTATCATGGAAAATATTCTTTGGTTTTATATTTTATGCATAGTTGTATTTACCTTATTTGTTATATACTCATATACTTATAAAACTATAGAAGGGAATACCGGTAAAGATAAGTGTGAATATGTGTTGAAAGTTCCTGGAATGATGGATAAAGGGACTGCTAAGATATTAAAGTTTCTTGGTCTCAGTTTTATAACAGATATGATAAATTCTATTGTGATTTACGTCGATTTCTTTGCTAATAAATTCATAGGGTGTCTCCTTTTTTATTTACTTGATGGAATTGGAAAAGTTCTTTGGGGAATTGTTCTAGGGTTTTTTGCTATTATTTTTATGCCAAAGCTGCCACTTCAAATATATAATACATTAAATGACAATGCCGATGCAAATTTATATCATTATACAGGTATGCATTTTATGCATTTTCCAACGACTATTCAAAACAGATGTTATCGTGTAGATGGTAAAAATCGAATTCCATGTTGGCAAAATCCATATAATAATGATGGTAAAGGTGAAAAAGAAGGTATTTCAGGAGTTGGCAATAACGCTACTCAAGGAATTCTATTTTTTAAATTATTAAGTAAGGTTTTATTTTTTTTATTTATTTTATTATGTATTTATGCTATGTTTGTAAAATTAAGTTCTTGGTTTGTTCCATCTGTAAAATGTGAAGGGGCCTCTTGTAAATAATAATAAAATATATAATATATAATACCAAATAATATGGGGAAAAAATGTATTCCTGGATTATTTTGTATTGGTAATATGACATTATTTCTAGTATGTTTATTATTTCTATGCACTTTTTATTTATTTTTACGAATATCTGATTTAGGAAAGAAAGCTGAATCTCAGCCAAGTTTACCTCCTATCATTATGCAAGTTCCTCTTCCTCCACCACCTCCTATAAATACTCTTACAAATCTATATGCACCACCTCTTCGTAATGATGGATATGACAATAATTATCGCCAAATCGGCATTTTAACTAGAAATAATGGTTCTTCTGAAATTTTACCTTTAATGGGACGTAGAAAACGAACTTCTAGAGATAAATGGCAGTATTATACTATGTCTGGAAATAATTTACAAATGAAATTACCAATTAGTGTCAATGGCAAAAGTTGCACAGGAGAATATGGATGCGATGAAGTATTTAACAATGATACTGTGTATGTAGAAGGATTTAAGGATATATTTATAGCTACTGTTTATGAAAATAACACGTTTTCATATAACCCATAAGTTGAATTTGGGTATATTATTATTTTTTTTTCTAATAATATACTAAAATAGAAATGTCTGGACAAACCCAAAAAAATCTCATTAATATAACGCCAGTTGATAATAGTTCTAATCCAACTGCAACTTATGATTATGGTGTTACTCCATGTTATTTTAATACCTTTTTATTTGATACCAGTAATAAATGTAACGGTGCTCAATTCTCTTATCATTCAACTACACCAAATATTAATTTAAAAAAGAACATTAAATTACGCGATATTAATTTGTATTATGCTTCTAATTTTGTTATTACTAAAAAAATACATGCTATTAATAACACTACTGAAAAAGATCTAGAATTAATCATTGAACATACTCCCGATTCTAAAAATACAGATCAAAGTAATTTATATACTTGTTTTTTATTTAATAATGAATCTAAAAAAATAGGTCAAGGTTTTCAAACAATGTTTGAAAGTATTAATACTAACAATATACAAAAAGCAATAGACAATAAAAGTCAAGCAAATATAGATAATTATAAATTAGCAAAAACACCTATACAAATAAACAGTGATATATCAAATAATAAATCAAATCCATCCTTAAATGGTATTGTAAAAGATGCCATTTATTATTTAGATAATAGCTATAATACATTTATTGTATTTAATCATGTGATTTCGATTAGTTGCGACGCATATAATAGTTTATCTAATATATTTAATCAAGCTAAACCACTTACACGAATATTTGCAGATACTGATGCTAAAGTAAATGTAGGACCATATACGATGGGGTATTTTGAATTAATCGGAACGATAGGCACAAATGGGTTTACAACATTAACGGAAGGATTTGGTTCTTTACGAAAAGATGTAGAAGGTATGATAGGTAATTATGTGTATTGTCGTCCATCTGATACTAGTAATGGGAATTCAATTGTAAGCAGCACTTTAAATACTATGTTAGCCAGCACACCAAAAGACACTATATTGTTAAATGACGTAATGATGATATTTGTTATTATGATTGTTTTTATTTTTATGTGTTTATTATCTCCTATGATGTTTTTAAATATAAATAAAATGATGAAATTTAATCCTACATGGACTATGGTATTACGAGCTATAGCAGGTGTAGTTGTTTTTGGTGGAGGTTTTTTTACAATTATTGTAGGTAATACAGCACCAGATGCACCAAGTTGGTTACCTCTGTTTGGATTAATTATTTTAATGTGTTATATTTTATTTTATTTAGTAGTGTATTCTTTTCAAAAAAATATGATATACACACAATTAACCGATTTGGTGGAAGATGCATTTGAAGAAGAAGATAAAGAGAGAATCAAACATTTCAGAAACTATATGTTTGGTGAAATACTTTAATTACACATAGAACCACTGCAAAATAATGGGTCCGCAATTGGTTTATAAGATGTTTCAATATAAGTGCTAGGATCACTCTTACCAATTGGTGCCATACTTAATACGACTTCTTCTTCTAACGTTTCTACCTTAGGTGGATTCATTTCCAATAATTTTTCATCCTTCTTTTCTTGTGTAGGAGGATTATATTCTTGTAAATTAGATACATGTTTATTAAATTTACTTACATTATTTTTACTATCACAACTTCTTCGAATAATTTCATATGCAACTAAAATCGATAAAATAGCTAAAATAGGAGTAGTATAGAAAAACAAATATAAAGTAGCAATCAAGATAAGAGCTAATCCGAAACTAGAATTTATAATTGGTATTAGAAAATCAGGAGTATTTATTGGAAATAGAATATAAACCACAAATGCAATAAATAAAAATATTTCTAAAGGAGATACGGATTTCAAAAAATCGAATTTCATGCTTATTATATATTCTGGACGGATATTTTTATCAGAAAAATTGATCTAGATTGAATTTAATTTATATTTACAAAACAAAACAAAATGAACAAACGTCGTTTCCAAAAGAAAGCACCTTCCAATCCTGTGTTTATTCCTACTGCAGAATATCGTAAATCTGTCTTAGAAAAAGCATATATTGGTCAACAAGGATTTACTATGTTGAAATCAGAAATGGATCCTGCTGATTTGAGAGATATTAAAACCGCATTGACCGTAGAACCCATTGCATCTTTTTCTGGTCCTAAAACTGAAGTGATTTCTTTTCCTGTTTTCAGAGAGAATGAAAAAAAAATATATATTCCTCGTTTTTACGGCGAATCTCGTTATGGTGGAAATCCGGCTAAAATGGAATTATCTTTAGGCGATTCTATTTCCGTTCCATTTGTAAAACCCATTCGTGATTATCAAGAAAAAATCATTCAGGTATATTTAGATCATATTGGGGAGAGAAAAACAGGTGGTGGTATTTTAGAGGTTCCGTGTGGACGTGGGAAATGTTTAGCAAAAGATACTCCCATATTGATGTTCGATGGTTCCTTGAAAATGGTGCAAGATATCATTGTTGGTGACGTATTAATGGGAGATGATTCTACTGGTCGAAACGTATTGACGTTAGCGCGAGGAAGCGAACAAATGTATAAAGTTGAATCAAAGAAAGGAGATGGATATATTGTAAATGAAAGTCATATTTTATCTTTGAAATATGGAACTTATATGAATAAACAAACTCCAAAAAATACAATATTAGATATTTCAGTATTAGATTATTTAAATTTACCTAAATATTTTCATGGTAAAGGAGGTCCATTATATGGTTATAGAGTTCCAGTTATTTTTCCAGAAAAGGAAGTAGAAATGGATCCATATCTTTTTGGGTATTGGTTAGGAGATGGTTCTTCTAAAGGAACATTAATAACTACCCAAGAATCGACTGTAATAAAATATATTGTTGATTGTTTCAAAACAAAACATAAAACATTATATTTAAAATATACTGGCGGTCAATATGATTATAGAATAAATTCAATAGATCCAAATGCAAGTCATAAATCAAATATATTCCTAAATTTCCTTAAAAAATATAATATTATAAATAATAAACATATTCCACTTCATTATAAATGCAATTCCAGAAATATTCAATTAGAATTATTAGCAGGATTAATTGATTCAGACGGACATTATCATGATAATTGTTATGAAATTACACAAAAAAATGAAATATTATTAGATGATATTATTTATATTTCAAAATCTCTCGGATTTGCTGCATTCAAACGAAAAGTAACAAAATCATGTCAAAATGGATTTACTGGAACTTATTTTTCGGCGAATATTTGTGGAGAAGGTTTAGATGAAATACCAGTTAAATGTAAAAGAAAAAAAGGATATCCTAGAAAATTATTGAGAGATTGTTTGAAATATCGTATTTCTATCAAAAAATTAGAAGTAGATGATTATTATGGTTTTGAAATTGATGGAAATCGACGATTCGTTTTAGGTGATTTTACGGTAACTCATAATACGGTGCTTTCGTTAAAATTATGCTCTATACTCGAGCGAAAAACATTGATTCTTGTTCATAAAGAATTTCTAATGAATCAATGGATAGAGAGAATCGCGGAATTCATGCCTACTGCACGTGTTGGAAAAATCCAAGGTCCGAAATTCGAAATTGACGAAAAAGATATTGTGATTGGAATGATTCAATCTTTATATGATCGTGCTTTTCCTCCAAATGCATTTGCGTCTTTTGGTTTAACAATAGTAGATGAAGTGCATCGTATTGCTAGTGAAGAATTTTCAAAAACCTTATTTAAAACCATTACGAATTGTATGTTGGGGATTTCTGCTACTGTAGATAGAAAAGATGGATTGACGAATGTTTTACATATGTTTATAGGACCGAAAATATATACAGAAGAGAGAAAAGATGAAGACGTAATCGAAGTTCGTGCCATAGAATATGTGAATTCGGACCAGGAATATAATGAAGTTGCTTACGATTACATGGGAAATGTTGCACATACTACCATGATTTCGAAAATAAGTAATTTTCCTCCTAGATGTAACTATATAGTTCGTTTATTGAGAGATTTGATTCGAGAAAATCCAGAAAAACAAATCATGGTTCTCTCTCAAATTCGTGGATTATTAACGGTGATTCATGAACAATTAGTAGGTTCTGGATTCGATGATGTAGGATTTTATGTGGGAGGAATGAAACAAAAAGATTTACAAGCTACCGAAGAAAAACAGATTGTTTTAGCAACCTATGCTATGGCAGCAGAAGCTTTAGATATAAAAACATTGAATACATTAGTTATGGTCTCTCCAAAAACAGATATTATTCAAAGTGTTGGGAGAATTTTGAGAACTCGTGGTTCTGGTAAATTAATTGTAGATATTATCGATACACACGATGTTTTTCAGAATCAATGGAAAAAACGTCGTGCTTATTATAAAAAATGTGGTTATGGTATTTCGTATGTGAAATCTACGGAATATGTCAATATGGAAGTGAGAGATGCATGGAAACGTGTGTCGAATGCTGTGAAGGAAGAAGAAACTCCGTCAAAATGTATGATTGATGTTTCTGAAATCGATTTTGAGAGAAAATTGGGGTGATTTATTTATACTTTCGTTTTGTTTTGTTTTGTTTTCCACCTTTCGATGGTAATACTTTTTTTCTTGAAAGGAGGGCATTACTTAACCTAGCAATAGACCGTGTTAAAAAAGATTTATTTTCAGATGAATTATTACAATTATTCAAATAATTAATCAATACGTCATTTTTTTCTTTAATTTTTTTGTGAAAAGTATATATATTATCTCTTATTAATTCCCTTGTATTATATAAGTTTGGATCTATATATGTTTTTTTAATTTCCGATTTTCCAAGTAGTTGTAGTTGTAGTTGTTCATCATAATAACTATTTATACTTTCAATTTCAATAAATACTTGATTGATTTTCTCATATAATGGAATATCATCTTGCATCATGTTTTTATTACTAGATTTATATTCCAGTTTACCTTCTTTATTAATTGTTTTTTTAGCAGTAGTGAATGTGTCTTCAAAAAACAATTTATCAGTATTATGATGGTCTGATTCTATATATAATTTTTTAATTTTATCAATTAATTCGTCCTTATTATTACACTTTTTAATTTTTTCTTTTAAATCTTCCAAGTATACTCTCAAATACTTTAATAAATTTTCAGCTATTGTTATGTAGTCATTATTTGGATTGTTTTTTTTTGGTTGTTTTATTGGTTTGTTTGATCGATCCTTTTTTATTTCTGGCTTTGGTTCATTTTTTTGTGGATATGGTTTATATATAATCTCTTTTTGAGCATTCTTTGTATCAGGATTCTTATCGGTTATATCATAATATATATTTTCACATTTTTCTATATATTTAAAATTTTGTTTTTCAGTTTCACCATTAATATCTTTTCCAAAAATTTCTTCAAACCTGGTTATATTGTCTATATTGTCGGTAATGTCATCTATTTTCACTTTAATATCAATATAACCATTTTCAAACATATGTTTTATAAATATTAATAACTGAATAGTATTAACTTCATTATTATAACATTTTTCTCTACTGTTATCCACGTTTAAAATAATACGTTTTCCATCATTTATTGGTGCTGGGGGTTTGTTCTTGAATCTTGAATCTTCTTTCAGAATAGATATTGGTTTTTGATTAGTTGATACCAATGTCGATGGTTTAGGTATTATAGCCGGTTCATTTGTTTGTCTAACATTTTTTAATTGAAATGGAAAATCATTACCATGAAATTTATTAATATTGCTTATTAATTCTTCAGGAATTCGGATGGCGGTGGTTTTAGTAACTATAATATTTCCAATAGAATGTTTGAAATTATAAGTAATATCATTGTTAGTTTCTTTATGAAAAACAAAATCTATTAAACATTTTATATTAAATGTTTGTTTATCATTCAATGTTTGTTTATCATTCAATATTAAAAAATCATAAAAATCGCCATAGCATATCACTGTTCTAAAAAAAAATACATATAATAATTTGCCCAACTGTTTTTCGTTTGTATCATAGAACTCTACATTTTTATCTGTAAAAAAAGGTTGTTCATTATCTTTTACATGTCTATGTCCAAATGATTCAAATATTCCCTCATTCTTATAAGGATGACGCGGTGTATTGTGTTGATCTCTAGTTAAATTAAATTCTTCTAATCTGTTATAATTAGTATTTAGTAGTTTGGTTGGTATATTACTTGTAAGATTACTTGTAACAATTGGTTTAACATTACTATTTTTTATTCTTTTTCGTTGTAATAAATTATTTGCTTTATCTAAACTGGCATTTATATCTACACCTAACATTTTATAAATGATATTATATATATCATTTAAAAAATAAAAATCTACACATCTATTTATTGAATTGTTAAATCGTCTCCTTATTACGATTGATTATTACCACACATACATTTAATTTCAAACAGTTTGGTGTTTTCACCTAAATTAGTAGAATATGGTGAATTTAAAATCGAACTATAAAAATTAGGATATCTTAATACTGAAATGCTAAAATAACAATACCAGATCCTCCAGCACTTCCACTCTTAGGATTTACGTATTGTCCATTCCCACCATCCCCTCCTGCACCACGATTTGCTGCTCCACTATTGCCTCCACCTGATCCAGAATATGATCCACCTCTACCTCCATATGCATAATAATTTCCATTATTTAATCCATTTAAACTTGGGGTTTTACCTGCACCTCCTCCACCTCCATCATAAGAATAATGGTTTCCTCCATTACCTCCAGCACCTCCTCCACCACCAGCTGCAAAATATGGACCATTATTTCCATTACCACCGGAATTTGCATAATTATTATCGCTTGTATTTCCACCTGCACCACCTGCACCTCCGCCATTATAAGTATTTCCACCTCCACCACCAGAACCACCAGTTGTTGCTGGGAATGGAGTATTCCCACTTCCTCTTCCACCACCATATGCAATTATACTAATGCCACTTCCAGAAATAGTAGTATTTGATCCTTTTTGATTTTCACTTCCACCATTACCTATAGTGACAGTAATTAAAGTATTTGCTGGGAATGTATACGCATTTTCAACATATCCTCCAGCTCCTCCGCCACCACCTGTGCCACGTCCATTAACTCCATTACCACCTCCACCTCCCCCTCCTATACATAAAACATTTACACCTACTGGTTTACTAATTCTAATAGTCCCACTTTGTAAAAAAGTATATATTTTACCAGTTCCATCTACTTGTGCACTTGTAAATGTTATACTAGGTGCAGAACTATTACAAAATACACTACTATTTATAGTATTTACAGAACTCAACATAAAATAAATAGTATATTATTTATAAATAATAATTATTTATTTACATATTATTTTAGAAAAAGAAAAATCGTTTTGTCTTATTTTTTTTCACGGATTTTCGATGCTTACGGTGTTTTTTGGTTCGTCGTTTTTTACCTCCTGTTGTTTCGAACATCTTGGTATTTCCTCCTAAATTGGTAGGAGATGGAGAGTTTAAAATCGAAAAATTAGAATGAATAGAAGATGCAGGCATATAAAAATAAATATATATTAAGATATATTTATTTATTTATTATGACAGAAAAAGATTGTAATTTTGTATGTTCTAGAGGTATTTTAAAATCATGTAATATTCATAGTTCTGTTCCTATTTCTAGTATTCGACAATTGTATCAATATGATTGGACGAATTTAAAAGATGGATGCATCATTTACATTTGTAGTTCTGCCATTCCGGTATTTGCAAAAATCATACATCAACTTCCCTGTAAATTCATATTGGTTTCTGGAGATTGTGATGAATGTTGTCCGATGGAATTGTTTCCAATTAAAAATGATTTTGAACAATTTGTGGGAAATGGGAGAATTATTCATTGGTTCTCTCAAAATCTGATTATTGATCATCCTAAAATGACAAAAATTCCGATTGGATTAGATTATCATACTATGATTTCTTCCGATATTTGGGGAAAATCCATTTCACCTTTACAACAAGAAAAACAATTAATTGAATTACGAAATCATTCTCTCCCTTTTTTCGAGAGAAAACCAAAAATATATTCGAATTTCCATTTTTCATTACATACGAAATTTGCACAAGATAGAAAAGATGCTTTAGCACAAATTCCTAAAGACCTTATTTATTATGAACCTTCTCAAATAGAGAGATATAAATCTTGGACGAAACAAATCGAATATGCATTCGTTGCATCTCCTCATGGAAATGGACTCGATTGTCATCGAACATGGGAAGCACTTTGTTTAGGATGTATTCCGATTGTAAAAACATCACCTTTAGACGATTTATATGAAGGATTACCTGTATTAATTGTAGGAGAATGGAGAGATATTTGTGAAAACTTATTATTGGAAACGATGGAAGATTTTAAAACAAAAGAATTTCTATATGAAAAATTAACGCTAAAATATTGGATGGACAAGATTCAATGTTCTTAACATGGTCCTCGGCAAAAAGCTTTAGCATGGCCCTCGGCAACCCTTCTTTTTCTCTCCTTGGAATATTGCAAATAAAGATTTAGGTAAAATTCGGATTCGAGCATTTTTAGTTTTAATTGCTTGTAAATGAAAATGTCGATGTTCACAATCTCCATCAAATCGATTCATAATTGGAATACCAGTAATATTCAATTGTTTTTCAATCAATTCTCTCGGAAATAAAGATATATCAATGTCGGTTTTATAATTACAATCTTTAAAAACTGACCATTTATAAATCGAAAATCCATTGAATGCAGAAAAAACAGGTATTAAATTTTCAGGTTTTTTTTTTAGCATTTTCCATCATTTTTCCAAAACAATCTCTCATAATTCCAACGGTATTAGCATAATTCATCGTATGAAGAAAACTATAAATAAATGGATCAAAAGAAAGAGCCCAATGATCATAATAACCAGCTTCACGATCAAAAGAAATCGCATCCCATTCTTTCTCTCGAAAAAATGTTTCTTTCAAAACATCGAGAGAAATGTCTCCAATACATGCATATTCATTGGTATCCATCATAATCATATATGTCGTTTCTGGAAATTTATCACGAATATAATGTAAAATATTATTTCTTGCATTACAAATATTATCCACCCTTACCTTTGTAAGGGCTGTATTATTTTTTAAAATATGAATATTAAATGTTTTTAATTTAGAAATGAGAAATCCGAGAGAAGTATCTGAAGATTCGTCATAACCAACGACGATTTCTATTTTTTCTTTAAATAACGTTTGAATTCTCTCAATATTCTTGAAAACATATGGTAATCCGAATTCATTTTTATAAACACAAAGGCCAATACATACTGTCATGGTTACTTAGAACGAGATAATTATATTTATACTTTTTTACAACAATATTTCCAATAAACTAGGAGTTTCCAAAGTCTCCACAACTCTTGTTGGCATCCATTTCTTAAATTTTTGATGAAACACACATTCCATTAAAACCCGTTTTTCTAAATCTACGTATTTATCTTCTCGCACATTTTCAAAATCAGATTCATCGTCACTTTCTTCAATTAAATCTAAACATCGATTCTCTCGAATATTCCTAAATATTCCATTTAATAATATACTGGTTTTGTAATTCATTATTAAAGAATGTTGGAAATAAACAACAACCCCCGATTTATCTAAAGCACCTAAATAATAGACATCATATGCAATATCGGCTTTCACATAAAAAAACGCGTTTTTTCGATAAATGGGTTTAGAATAATTAAATTTATATTCTTTCATATAAATCGTAGAATCTGCAATAATAGTCGGTGACCATACTGGTTTACGATTCGTGGTTATATTGATATGTGGCATGATTTTTGTAGTAGATCGATGTTGAATATGTCGAATATTGTATGGAATCATGGTAGGTTGTTCTTCCGTTGAATTCCATAACACGGGTAATTTTATTTCTAAATGAGGTATTTTAGCAACATTTAAAAAAAAATCATAAATGAATCCTGTTTTCTCTCGGAAAACGAAATTTGAAATAGTCATTCCTTTGTAAATATGAATATCATCTAAAATAAAGACACGTTCTAAAACTGTATTTGTATCAATTGCTAAATCAGAATCGACTTCTTTTTCATATATGGTTCCAGAAACAATAGTTCCTAAATCAAAATCAATAGGAATTGCATTTTTTCCAAAAGAAAGGAGAGAAATCTGATCACTTATCTGATTCTCTCGATTTAATTCAAATAAAAGACAAATGGGGGTCGTATAATAATAAGTGAACCATACATATCCTTTTTTCCCAAAAGGAATGGCTAAACATAAATGATATTCAATAGAAGAAACTTTCTTAGGAGCAACCGTTTCATAGGAAAGTTTTACAATATCATTAGGAAAAACAGAAGAAAAATAATTTTTTTGGAGAGAAGTTAATGGATTCGAAATTTCCATAGGAAGTGTTTGTGTTTCTAAAGGTTTAGGAACAAATTTTGTTCTTCCTCCTGGCTCTCCTCTTCCTCCTGGCTCTCCTCTACCTCCTGGCTCTCCTCTACCTCCTCTCATATTTCTAGATCCTCTTCCACCAACACCTCTATATTTTGAAATATCCATTTTATAGGTTATAAAGATACATAAGATTGTTCTATATTGTTTTGTAAAAATAATTCCAAATCATTTTTAATTTCATCATCAACCGAAGGTAAATGTAAAGAATCTGGTATATGTGAATATTCTTCTATTAATTGCCGATATTTTTCAATTTCATGATTTACATATTTCTTCTTTTTAACTGTAAAGGTATCTTTCAAATAATTCCAAACATAATGAAGTATAATAATTACAAGAATGAATATAATAATATTATAAATCAACATTATTATAATTTATAGACATAAAGGCATTTACTTTCAAACGTGTTATACAAAATAATATAAATAAAAAGACCGAATGCCTATAAGAGAATGCCGTATATTATTATTATTGACAAGAGTGGAAATGTAAAAGAAATGAATATTAAAGAATACAAAGAATCGGATTTATTTAAAAAAGCGAATTTTAAATCTGCGGAAGGTTTTATATGTCAAACAAAATGGCAGGTGGGTATCGATAAGAAAAAATACAATATTTCAGTATATGGAAAAACGAATGGAAAAGCAGGACAAGAGAATAAATATGAATTTCCTCCACCAATTGATTCTGTTTTATTTTTCGGAGGATGTGTTTTAACAAATATGTTGGAAAAAGGATCTATTGGAGATTTACGTATTTCCGAATGGAATTCGATTTATGACCAATTAATGGATGGATTTGAAGATTTAGAAGAAGCGGAAGAAGAGGATGAAGAAGAAGAAGATGAAATTTTACCAGGAGTAAAAATAAGTAAAGAAGGATATGTATGTGACGATTTTATAGTAGAAGATGATGAAATTGATTATGATAATTTATCTGTAGAAGAGGATGATGAAGATGAAGAAGAAGATGAAAAACCGGTCATTAAAAAGAGTAAACATCCGGTAAAAAAAACAAAAACAACGAAAAAAATGGAAATAAATAACCAAATCGAAGTAAATAATTATCTAGATTATCAATCTGAATTAAGTGAAGAAGAATATCTGTAAAAAATTGACGTTTAATAATATACAAACAATAATATATAAATATCCTTTTTATATTATAAAACCTACACGTAAGATAACATGGCAAATTTATTAGAAAAGAATGATCCTAAAGTGTTTCGTGCAAATATATCCAAAGAATTGTCTGGATTATTTGACAATGATAATACAATGGGGGAAAATATTGAAAAATGTATTTTTAATTTTGCAATCAAAGAATCCACCAATCGTCAAATTATCAAAAAATGGCAAAATATCTTATTTTGTGAAATATATCATAGTAGATTACGTTCTGTTTTTACGAATTTAAAAAAAAATGAAGAATTATGTAATCAATTGAAAAATAGAGAGATTGCTATGCAACATTTTGCATTCATGACACATCAAGAAATGAATCCAATGCAATGGAAAGATAGAATTGAACGAAAAATAAAACGGGATCATTTGAAATTCACTAATAATGTAAAAGCGTCTACCGATATGTTTACATGTAGTAGATGTAAATCGAAACAATGCACCTACTATGAAATGCAAACCCGTAGTGCAGATGAACCTACTACTGTATTTGTTACTTGTTTAAATTGTGGTAAAAATTGGAAAAATTAAGTGAAAAAAAGATTCCTAAATATATTCATTGAAATTCCATAATTTTGTTTCGACACATTTTTGAAAACTCGAAATTCCTTTTCGGATTTTTTTGAACATCCGTTTTTTTTACGAATTTTTTCTTGCACCTTTTGAAAAGTTACATAAAAAAGGACATTTAGGCGTTTTATTCAGTATATAAAAAAAAGAATATTTTTTATGTAAATAAGACATATTCAGGCTAAAAATCTATTTTCGGTTTAATCCAAGACATTTTCTAAATCAGAAACGTGCCAATATTCAGTAGAACCATTTGGAAGAGGACGTGCAATAATAAAAGGAATTTTTTTCTGTTCAAATTCCATTAATGCAATTGTTTTACCGTTAATAATGGTTTCATCTAGAGGAATATATGCTTCACAACCAGCATCTAATTCTTCCGCACGAGCACCAATAATGCGTGCTCTTTCGTATTTTGTCAATATAGGTAATGTTTTATGTAATGGATCTATAATTTTGCCATGTTTATCACGAACAACTCTTGCTAAAGCAATCATTTCTTCGTAATTAATACTTTTTATTTCAGGATGAATATCTAGTAATGATTTTATATTTAAATTATCGTTGAATTTTTGTAGATAATTTTCATCTACATCTTCTTCATCAGATTCATCTTCTGTTTCATAATTTCCTTCTGAAAATTCATCATCCACTGATTTTTCCGAAGCAATGACTTGTTTTTCAGATTCTTTTAATTCTAAATCTTCATCTAAATCTAAATCATCCTCTTCTTCAAGAAAATCTTCATCTTCTTCTAAATCAATATTCAAATCTTTTTCTTCTTCTACATCACTTTCCTCTTCTACATCACTTTCCTCTTCTAGAAAATCTTCTTTTGTTTCGGTAGCTTTTACGTTCATTATATAAACAAAGTATATTATGTCTAAATTGTTTTATTTATAAAAAATGTCAATTTTCTATAAAAAAAATTGGAAATACAATACTACCTATATTTTATTCATTTTTCCATTTATGATCACATTCTGTGCAAATATACAAATATTTCAATTGTTGATTATCATAACGAATATAAATCGCGTCTGTAATATGTTTTTCTTGATTTGTTTTACATGTATCATTTGGACAACGTAATGAAATATGAGGTAAAGTAGGATCAAATTTCGTAAATTTATTTACTAAATGATCAAAATGAAAAGAATCTTTTTGAAATTGCGTTTCTAAAACACACAATGCTTCTTTTGCAACATTGGATTCTGTATTACCACAAACACGACAATAATATTGTAATTGGTTATTTTCAATATTATGATAATATTTGTTATCACAATTAGTGCAAAAACGAATGATAGATGTCATATTTACTATACTGCTCGATATATATTTATCCTTTTATTTGGAAAATATAATATCTTCAATTTTTTATGATAAACTTGTGAAAAACCGAACTGTTTTTACAGACCACATTGGATTATTGTTTTCATTTTGGAAATAAAAAGAAGAAAAATCTTCAGTATTAATCTCTTCTTCTTCTTTTATAAAATATTTTGTTTTTTCAATAAACACTACATATCTAGGTATTTCTTTTATTATATTTTCAGTAATAATAGTATCTGAAAAATAATAGGAAAAACCGTATTTTGGATGATTTATTTCTCGAGGTAATAGTTTATTTTCTGTGATTTGATTATTATATACTATATCACCACCTTTCATATTAAAAAAGGTTTTAATTGTATCTATCATATTTTTTGGTTGGCCTCCCTTTTCTTTATTCTGAATTTCTGGTTTTTGTCCAAGGTTTTCAACAACAGGTTGTTCTTTTATTACCGGTTCTTCCACAACAGCAGGTTTTTCAACTTCAACTTCCACCGGTTTTTCAACTTCAACTTCTACAGGTTTTTCAACTTCAACTTCTACAGGTTTTTCAACTTCAACTTCCGCAGGTTTTTCAACTTCAACTTCTACAGGAGGTAATTCAGAAACAACCGGATATAATAAATATGGAATATCGATTGGAATATTTAGCTTGTTTTTTATATATAATAAAGAAGGGTTTTTCATAAAAAATGTTTGTAAAGCAGAATGTATTTGAACATTTTTTATTTTTTGTGTATTTATAATTTCATGTAAAACAGACCAATTATAACCAGAAAACCCGGCTTTCGGAATTACCTCTTTCTTAAGGTGAATAAATACATAAATATCATCTACTTCTTTTGTATATCCAATAAATTCAACTAATTTATCAATATTTGTTTCATTAATAGACGTGGTTGGTTTAAAATTTATAATTTCATATACTTTTTGTAAACATTGATTTTTACATTTATCATGTTCTGAATCAATAGTATATTCATATTGAAAATTTGGAAAGGTAAAAAGAGATTCTTTGTTTATAAGTAAAAATTTTAAAAATGGTAAATGATAACATGAATCATCAATATTATATATACATAAATGTATCATGGAAGACGATTCGTCTGTAAATTCAGTCTGTAAATAATTTATTTTATCATGTAAATAAAAATAAGGGGTGTCACGTATTGTAATTGTTGGTAGTATTTCAGATTCAATCGGTTCTGGCATTTGAACATATGCCATATATGTTTGTAAATCTCCATCAGAAACATCCGATGCCGTTTCAGATGTGTCTTCTTCTTCCTCCTCTTCTTCCTCTTCCTTTTCTTCCTCTTCCTCTTC